ATGCGTAAAGCCCGATTCACTGAACACCAGATCATCGCCGTTCTGAAGTCCGTCGAAGCCGGACGTACCGTCAAGGAGGTGTGCCGTGAGGCCGCTATTTCGGAAGCCAGCTATTACAACTGGAAGGCGAAATATGGCGGGATGGAAGCGGCTGATATTAAAAAAATCAAAGATCTGGAAGACGAGAATCGGAGGCTTAAACAGATGTTTGCTGATCTCAGCCTTGAGTGCCGGGCACTTAAAGACGTCATCGAAAAAAAGCTTTAAAACCAGCGATAAAGCGTGAACTCGTCAGCTATCTGACGGCGCAATTTGCCATGAGTTTGCGCCAGGCCTGCAGGACATTATCGCTGAGCAGGACGGTGTATTTTTATCAGCCCGATACCCGGCGTGATGAACCAGTGATCCACGCGCTGACTGAACTGGCAGAACGCTATCCGCGCTACGGTTTTAAGAAGCTGTTCCAGCTGCTGCGCAGGCAGGGCAATACTTGGAACCATAAACGTGTTCACCGGATTTATTGCCTGCTGAAACTGAATTTTCGTCGCAAGGGAAAACAGCGGTTGCCAGTGCGTAATCCAGCTCCACTGGCGACGCCGCAAGCGTTAAACCAGTGCTGGTCCATCGATTTTATGCACGACGCACTGGTCTGCGGCAGACGCTTCCGGACCTTCAATGTGGTGGATGATTTTAACCGTGAAGGACTGGCGATAGAAATCGACCTGAATATCCCGGCTCAGCGAGTCATCCGGGTGCTGGACAGGATCGTGGCAAACCGCGGCTACCCGCTGAAAATGCGGATGGACAACGGGCCAGAGCTGGTCTCGCTGGCTCTGGCACAATGGGCCGAAGAACATGGCGTACAGCTCGAATTTATCAAGCCGGGTAAGCCGACGCAAAATGCTTTTATCGAACGGTTCAACCGGACATACCGGACAGAAATCCTGGATTTTTACCTGTTCAGAACACGGAATGAAGCACGGGAAATTACCGAGCGCTGGCTGATGGAATATAACAACGAGCGGCCTCATGAATCCCTGAATAACCAGACGCCGGAAGAGTACCGGCTGATGGCCGAAAACCCGGAACTCTCAAAAAGTGCATGGAACTAAAGCTGGGATGCTTACATAGTCAGTTGGTAGAAGGAGCGCTCATAACCGATTTTATTGAGAACCGTGAACAAGTCCGGGAATCCTTTCCGGGATTATGAGGGGTTGAGCAAGCCTACCGGCGCGGTAGTGTTTTGCACACATCAGAGGTGAAAAGATGCTGCTTGCCTTCCTCTGACTGGACAAAGACCGGATTCTGTCTTGCTGTGATCAATTCACCAGTCAGGGATACCTGTTGGAAATAGTGTTATTGGCAGCGTGAAGACCAGCAAACTTTGGCACAGTGACCAGAAAGGCAGGAAGCTGCTAAAGGGAAATGCTCAGATGGGGCTCAAGGGGTAAAGCAAGGGCCTCTATGCTTAAGGCGACCAGAAATCTACCGGCACCACATTCAACTCGATGGTGTCATTCAGGCCTTCGAACAGGCCTCGTCGTGAGGACAGTATTTGTCTACGGTGTGAGGGAAGTCCAATTTCACACCATCACTTATTTGTGGTGTGAAATCGGATAAATATGGCTTCATATAATCACTCAATCGCTTTCAGTCCCCGGATCCCGCCCTCCAGTACGCTGCCATTATCTGCTGCTTTCACAAAGTCGGCCCACCATTGCATCATGGGACGGCGTTGCTCCAGATAGTCGCTGCGGTTATAAGCACGGCGTACTTCATTTTTATCCACATGAGCGAGAGCGGCTTCGATGACATCGGGCGGAAAGCCTTGCTCATTGAGTGCAGTGCTTGCGATTGACCGCATGCCGTGTGATACCAGAATACCACCCAATCCGGCACGTTTTAGTGCGGCATTGACCGTCTGGCTACTCATTGGCTGTAACGGTTTAATTCGGCTGGAGAAAACATATTCCCGTTGTCTGCTTAAGGGCCGCATAAGTTCCAGAACGGCTAATGCCTGAACTGACAGTGGAACGATATGTACACGCTTCATTTTCATGCGCTCGGCCGGGATGTGCCATTCTCTGGCGTCCAGATCGATTTCCTGCCAGCGTGTATCAGAAGCCTCGGAAGGGCGGGTGAGAGTGAGAAGCTGCCACATGAATAAACACCGGGTTGGTAATTCAATGCTTGCCAGCCGCATCGTTTGCATCAGTTGTGGTAGTTGATCCGGGCGGATGCTGGGCATGTGTTTTTTCTGCGGTTTCTCGAATGCCTTGCTGATGTTAACGCTGGGAGCGGTATCGATCAGACCAACGTTCATGGCATAAATCATCACCTCATTAATCCGCTGACATAAGCGCCTGACTGTTTCCAGCGCGCCTCTTGATTGTACTGGCTGGATAGCCTGTACCAGAATGGGTGCTTTAATGTCTGTAATACTTATTTCGCCGATGGCAGGGAAAATATCTTTTTCGAGGGAACGCCAGATGTCTGAGGCATAGTCGGCGGTGATGCTGTTCTTTTTTAACTGTAGCCAGCGTTCGGCAACGACCTTAAAGGTGTTGGATTGAGCTTCCAACGCTTGCTTGCGCTGGGATTGTTGGTGTGTGTAAGGATCGATATCTTTGGTCAGAAGGGTCCGGGCTTCGTGGCGAAGTTGTCGGGCATCGGCCAGGGTGACTTCGGGATAAGGCCCAAAAGTCAGTTTTGCCCGTTTTTGGGTAAAAGGCCGGAAATAACGATATTGCCAGACTTTTTTTCCGCTGGTTTTGATCAGCAGTTGCAGACCATCGCCATCATGTAGCGTGTAGTCCGCTTCTTTAGGCCTGGCGTTTTTTATCTCTGTATCCGTGAGCGGTTTTGTCAGACGTGCCATAGGTACCTCACGATTTAGGTACCCGATAGTTAGGTACCTGACTGCTGGGTACCTAAAAAGGTACCTAAAGGTACCGGAAGTTACAAGACCCTGTAAGATGTACTGAGACACAAAAAAGCCCGCAGAGCTTGTGCTGTACGGGCTTTCAGGATTTCACCGGACGTATCCGGATCATAAAGTGGTGGAGCTGGCGGGAGTTGAACCCGCGCCCGAAACTTTATAACCTCATGATAAACAATGATTAAAAAATTTAACGTTTTGCTGCGGATCCTTTACGGCTCCTTTGAGGTTCCACCGCTGACCAACTTGGGTCGTTTTTCTGTGTTGCCGTCGTACTCTTTCAGGTAGCGCCCATAGTGCCGGAAAAGCATTTCCGGACCCTTATGCCCCATCTGCGCGGCGAGCCAAAATAGGTTAGCGCCGCGACTAATATGCCTGGTCGCGAAGGTATGCCTGGTCTGGTATGGGTTACGGTATCTGATCCCCGCCTTGCGCAATGTCGGAACCCATGCCTTTTTCCTGATCGCATCAGCGCCTGCCCATGGATTGTTGGTCTTTGGATCCTCAAAGATCGTATGATCTTTCATGAATGTAAAAGGCTTCTGGCAACTGAGCGCGTACATTGCTTCCTCGGTTAGCTCAACCTTACGTGTTCCCGCTTTTGTTTTCGTACCCTTGATCACACCAACTACACTGGCACTCTGAACGTGCGCAGTTTTGCCGATAAAGTCGATATCGTGCCAACGGAGCGCGCAAAGCTCGGAACTACGCAACCCTGTTTCAATCGCAAACCTGAATAAGTTTTCCCACTGCTTATTACCTGCCGAAAGCAAAAGGGCTTCAACCTCCGCCGGCGAAAGCGGATCAACAATATAGTCACTTTCATCATCTGATTTGCTGCTCTGGTAGCGTGAGGCTGTCACCAGTGACACAGGGTTAATTTGCAAAACACCATCAGTCACAGCTTCATCCAGGGCAGAACGAAGGAATGAGAGTTGGTTCCTGATCGTCTTTAGTGTTGTTTTCTGATTTTGGATCCATGTTTTTAAAGAAGCTGGTGTTAGTTCGCTGGCAGGAAAAACATGGAGTGATACCAAAGCATTTAAACATTTCCTGTATCCACCGATTGTTGATGGCGATAATTTTCTCGTTTCGCAAATAACAAGATATTCATCGAGATATACCTTTACCGTTTTTCCCGTTGAAGCATTGCCAAAAATTTTAAGTCGCGCAGAACGGGGAAAGTGTTCACCATAGTTAAACGTTCCCCGCTCAATTTTATTGTGGATTTCGCCGAGTGTTCTCTCGGCGTATTTGATGTTTTTGTTATTAACTTCAAGGTTTGATAAAGGTTCCCGGCATTTTACCCCCTTATATGTAAAGGTAATATTGATGGTTTCCCCATTGCTATGTTTCCTGATAGTTACGCCGCGTGGGAGTTCAGGCGATTTTGTCGAGCCCATTTTGCAACCTCACTAAGATCTATCCATCTTTCCTTAACGCCTTCGACCTTTAGCACCTGAACCCCTTCACGCCATACGCCACGTTGAATGCGCTTATTTATGGCATCAGGGGTTTCGCCTGTCTCTTTGCAATAAGTTGAGATGGGAACACAATCGAGGCTCAGCATATATTTCTCCATTGCCCGGCTGCACCCGGGCGATTAGGGTTATTCTTCGTTGCTTGAAGGCAATAGTTTCTGCCAGATTGCCGAGACATATTTTGCCTGGTGGTGGGCATCGGCCAATGCGTTGTGGGCTACACCATCAAATGGCATATTGCGTTTGGGGTCGAAACCAAGTTGTTTCCCGAGCAATACCATGGTGCGCACGTCGCTATCATTCCAGAACTGCCAAGGGCATATACGGCCCGCTCTTTCATACGCAGTTCGCAGAATGACATTATCGAAGTTAGCACCGTTGCCCCAGACTTTCAGATAACGCGGGTTTTCAGAGTTGCGACTGATGAAGTCACTCAGTTCATAAAGTGCCTCATCGATGTGATGAGTGTCGTCGGTACAAATCGCGGACCTGGCCTCAGCTGATTGCTTCAGCCACCACAGGATAGTGTCACCGTCAGGTTTTGCACCCTGATCCATAGCGCTGGCGAGGTTAACGGCCACATAGAATTCTGCGCCCAACTCACTGCTTTTAGGGTCGAAGAATACAGCGCCGATCGCGACAATTGGCGCAGTAGGCTTGTTACCCATTGTTTCGAGGTCGATCATTAAATGGTTCACGTTAGTTATTCTCCTGCGGTGCGGCTGCAAAATGCTCGACACCTTTAATCCAAATTTCTTTTATAGTTGTCCAACTGACTGGCACTTTTATTTCAATTCTGCCGCTGCCATTGCATGTTTCGCACTCATCATCACCAAAACACTCCGGGCAGTTTACGAACTTGGTTTCTGAAAACTCACCGGATAGCGCCCCCTTCGCGCCGTTTTCAGCAGTTAACCTCATAGGCACCATCACGTAACCATCCGGCACTACCGGCGCTGGCTGCTCCATTCCCACCAAAACAGCTTCAACTCTGTCAAATACCGCCTGCATGTCAGAGACATTAGTCATGCCGGTTGGTGTGAAGATGTGGCGCATGGTGGCATCACCGATGTTGTATTTTTCAGGCGCTGGCTGCGCTTTGATATGCAACCGCGGTTCACCGTCTTTTGGCTCCGGCCATGAGCGCTGCTTATTTACCGCCAGCTTTTCGAACATCGCTTGGGTAATCTGCTCATCTGTAATACCGGCACGGCGCTGTGCATCCCACATCAGGAATTGCATGTCAGCCCACTCCGACAGGTCTCCAGGCTCGGCAGCAGCTTCCAGTGCTTCTTTGCTGAGGTGCTTCAGCGGGCCAACCGGGCCGACATTGCCGAAGGTAGCCTGTGACCACTCGGCGTGCTCTCGGCGTACCTGCTCGCGGTCCGGTGCTGGCTGCGGTGAGGTATATGGTTCTTCATCGAGATAAATCGGGGCGTCGCATATCGGGCAGTACCCATCACGATCACCAATGGCAGAAATCTCAACCTCATTTCTGCAAGACCAGCACGTTACACTTTCCTCCACCGGCTCGCTGTCCATTGCGGCCAGCGCCATGCGTGCCAGTGCAGAAGCCTCGCCGCATTGAACGTGGTCAGTTTCGATGATGTTGAGCAATTCTTCTCTGGTTAATTCATTCATCGCAATACGTCCTCCGCGCTGATTAATCCTTTACGGCTCAGATAGTCCATTGCATCGTTCTGCAACTTACTGTCAGGGCTGGCCTTTCTGAGTGAGTGGGCTAAACGCTTAACCCACATGACCAATTCGTCCGTCTGTTTGTTGTCCATTGCGGCCAGCGCGATTTCAAACAACGCCGCACATTGGTCTACGTGGGTGCGGCCTTCACCCGTTACCTTTGTGTGACGGCAAAACTCAATTTGCTCCTGAGCCTTTTTAATTAACTGCTCTCTGGTTAATTTGCTGGTCATAGCCCGCGCTCCTCTCTTGTCTGCGCAAAAATAGCGGCGTTATTTCCTTCTGGCGTCAATTTCACGCTGTACCATGTGTAACCCTGCTTTTCGCAATCGCTGCAAAAAACAACGAAACCCCGCCTAAAAAGCACAGGCAGCGATGGGCAGTTAACTCTGCGCCTTCCGTTGTCCTCATCGCCACGCTTTCCATCGCCTTGCAGAAAGTAACGGGTGCCGTTTTTCATTCTGCGAAGCGTGTAAACCTGCGCGTCTGTTAATTTGCTGGTCATTGGTTGGCTCCTTCTTCCTGATATTTTTCGAACCAGAAAATCACAGGCGCATTAGTCGGCTGGACTAGTCCGAACGATTCCGCAGTGCGGTAACTTCTCGACGCCCGGCGAGTCACATCAACTTGAGTTGCAATGCGATTGCGAAAATCCTCAACCGTGCTGCACATTTTGAACAGGTTGCAGGGTATACATGCCGGAACCATATTGTTGATGGTGTCGTTTTCAGGTCTGTCCATTGCGTAGCCGTTACTGATATTTCTTCGCACCGCTTCGACGTGGTCAGCGTGCCATTTGTCGCTAAGCTCACAGCCGCAGTAAGCGCAGCGGCCGCCAAACTTCATGCGCAGCTCTGCGCGCTGTTTTTTGGTCAGTGCCATCTACTCCCCCTCAACCTTGATGCCAGCGGCGGTGAGCGCAGCATCGACATCGTCGGCGAAGTAGTAAGTTAATCCGCTCGATGATTTAGCCAACTTGAATGGCTCTGGCATCTTCACGGTGCGGGACTCCAGCTCTGCGATGCGCGCTTGCAACTCCTCGCAATGGTCCGTTATCCCACGGCATTGAGTTTTCCAGTAGGTTTCCATCCCTTGCGCCTTCTCCAGCGCCTCTACCAGCGCCAGCACGTTCTCGTGACTAGCTAACGCGATGAACTTAGCGTCCGTCCTATGCAGCGCAAGACCATAGTCGCTCGCCAGTTGCTCTTCGTTCCACCAAGTCGAACCTTCTTCTGCGATTGCTTTCTCTGCTGCCGCTTTCAGGCTCTGCGCCAGTTCGGTGATATCAGTCATCGCTATCCTCCAGCACCAATTGAGTGTCGTCAGGAACCTGCAGCGTCAGAACAACGCTATAGCCTTTCTCATGCTGGCTAAATGAAGCCGGCCATGAGGGTAGCGGAGTCTCTTCATTGACCTGACCGACGCCAATCGCCCAGCATCCCTCGTCCGTATAGCAGGCAATAACCAGCATTTGCCCTTCAGATGATCTGAGGTGATAAACACCAGGATTACTGTACATACAGATTTCTTCTCGAAGAGCGCCTTCACATTCAAAAAGATCGTCACTGGCGCCGTAGAATTTCAGTTCTTTCATGCTGTCACCCATTCGATCATGATGCATACGCTCCAGATTACAGCGACTACTGCAACCCACCCGACAACACTGACCAGTGCAGCAAACCAGAGAAGGGCGCTCTGGCTGTAATTTTCAGGTTCAAAGTTCATTTCGCCTCCCCAAGTACCCAGAGCAGGGCCTCGGCATATTCGCCGCTGGCATCTTCGAGGGCTTTTGTGATTTCCTTGCGTGATTTGATGCGCGCCTTTGCCTCACCGAGAACCTGACGCTGCCGACGGGATTTTTCATGGCCTTTGGTACCAGCTGTCGCCAGCTCGATTTCTGCCACTTTTGCCCGCTGATCTTCAGGTGGGAGCGCGCCAAGCTGACGCGCCTGGGTAACGGTAATTGTGCCAGACTCCACCGCCTCCCTAACAGCCTGGGTAGCATCGAGTAGTGACAGCGTTGCACGGACAGTCTGAACGCTACAGCCAAACAACACCGCAAGGTCGTCCTCGTCATGACCACGATCCAGCGCGTCTGACATTTTCTTAGCTCGACCTAATGGCGTATCAGGTCGGCGGATTTCGTTTTCGCTGACCATATATTTGGCCATTTGGTTTGCAGACCCACGCTTAACGACTCCAGGAACAAGCAGCGGTGTTTTGCCTTCTTTCAGCAGGAGCTTATTGGCTTCCAGCGTATGTTTAACGCGCTGACGACCGACAACCACACAGGTGAGCCCCTTTTCAGGGTCTTTCCAGACAATAATCGGCTCAAGAACACCCAGCTCCTTGATATTCAGCACCATCCCTTCATCGATCGGCAGATTGACTCGCTCATCGTAAAGCGGGTGGGCCTTGTCAGTGACAATATGCAGATTTTCCGGCTCGAACATCAGAACGTTTGTCTTGCCGCTGGCGCCATAAGCATCGATCGAGTTTTTAGCCATTTCTGTTTTCCTCGCTCAGGTTCGCTATCATCGCGGCCATAGCGGTGTTCTGGTGCATTGCCTCTGTAAGGGCGACAAAGGTCACATCCAGCCTTGACGCTATGTCTTGCATTAATTGTGCTGCTGCTGGTGGTAGGTCAGGTGCTGCAGCGTATGCTGCAGCAACCAATTCTTTCACTTTCACGTGTGCCATTAGCGCCGCTCCATCAGTTGGTTAAAGCGGTTCATGAACAGGCCATAAGATTGACCAGGGCGGACGGGATTAATCACAAATTGGTCGGTGGGAATAATGCCGTCGAGCATCGGCCAGTGGGTGCCGTCGTCGATCTCAAAGTCGCGACGTTCGCTGGCGAGCATCACAAGGTCGGCATACTTTACGGTCGGGTGCTGCTCAGCTGGCAGGCAGAATTTTTGACGGATAGCAGCATCAACCCGATCCTCAATGGCGCGGTAGTCCGGGAGCAGGCGCTTAAGCGGTGCTGGAATATCCTGCAAATAAGCCTCTGCGGCATCGTGCAGTAGTGCTTCAAGTGCAAACTCCTGTGGTACCAGGTGGCTGGTTAACACGCTGTGCTGACCGACGCTGTAGAACTCCGGAAGATGGCCAGCAAAGCGGCAAATATTCGAGAGCGCGTTAGCGATATCTTCGATCTCAATGGCATCCAACTGGATATCGAGATAGTTAAAGTGCTTGCCTGTGAACGATTGAATAAAGCTCATCGTATTTCTCCATTTAATTGCGCTCTGCACAGCGCTGATTTTTGGGTGTAGGAATCCCTCGCCGGGTGGCGATTAATTTCAGGATTACGCTTTAATAAATCCCCGCAACGACGGGGATTTAATGGAGAGCAATCAGGCTTTGAAGTTGCCGATAAAGGTTTCTACCGGCTTGCCGTCGAACCTGCCAACCAGAAGATCACGGAACTCATTAGCGATCGCTTCTTCCTGGGCCTCCAGTTGGACAATTCGCAGAACGAACACCGGGTCGCTACTTTTCAGCAGACTGTTGCGCAGACTGAAACGACGTTCGCCCAGGCCTTCATAGGGTACACACTTAAACTCAAAAGCGACCGGCATAACATCTTTACTGCTGGCTTCGATACTTTGCATCAGCGATTTTTTGCCGCTGAAATCACCGTCTTCATGATCGGCGGCATTAGTTTGCTGGATAGTGACACGGCGAACCGCCTGCGCTGCCTGTGCAATTTTCATTGTCTGTCCGTCAGCATCGAACGCAGTGAGATAGTCGCTCCAGTCTTCGAGCCATTCGGCGATTTGCTTCTGATTAAGGTGATCGCCGTTGATCGCCAGTAACGCGCGGAAGGGCGCTGTCTTCTTAAGCTTGATCGAGGCGACGTTATCAGCGTGGCCTGGGTTATGCAGCGTACCGATGTTGAAGATGGAGCGAGCAAGCATGTTATCGGCATCGATAAAGCAACGTGCTTTTTCTTCTTCCTCGGCATAACCAACAGAATAGCGAACGAAATCATCAATGCTGGTTGTGTCCATGGCGCCACGGAAACGAAAGCGCTCATAAGCAAAACGCTCCAGGCTTTCAATGCTTGTATTTTGAGGTAACAGAGCGGTTGGGCAGGCCAGGCCGGGGATATCGTTCAGGTGATAACCGGAAAGCACCAGGTCTTTGACTTGCTGAAAAGTACCGCTGTCTAACTGAGACATAAAAATTCCTTATTAACTGATTAGCGAAGTGGTATCAGTGAATTTGTACGTGCGGTTCACTGAGCCGCTTTAAGCTTTCCGTCCACCGCGCCGGTGATACCGAAGAGTTGCCCCTGATCCTCCTGCAGGATAGTGAGCTTGCCGCCTTTGTTAACCCACATTGGTGTTTCGGTGGTGTCCTCTTCCGACGCTTTGCCGCGGGGAGTAGGAGTGCTGTAGTTCAGCTTGTGCTTAATCTTGACGCGCTTCTCTTCAACAGAGTTGCCCATACGCTCAAAATCAAAGGTGAGGACAACCTTGCCTTTGTTGCCGTTGTTCAGAACGCCGAGCGCGGTGGTATTAAGAGCCGCCGCAATCTTGTTCATGAATACGCCGGCGTCCAGTTCACCCAGGAAATCGGGCACTACTGTCATGCGATCATTACTCATGGTTTTACCCTCTCGAAAGGCGGCTGCCACCGCCGGGAATTTCTCCGTACACAACACAGAAGAGCACCTGCGGTTTGGATGCCGCCCGGGTGGATTGGGTAATGAGCCCGTCGCCCGGTGATGCTCTTTTGTATTGTGTAAAAAGGGCGGTTATCCATCAGAACGTTATCCTCTTCCTCCTTTGGATAGTGGAAAACTGGATAACCGCCAAGACTACACACAGCACAGTTAACTAGGTTGTGGCGGTGGTGCCTCCACCTGCCGGGTTAAGCCATAACCGGCGACGTACACTGCCCGGAAGCGCATTCATTGCACGGGTTTGGCTCGTCACGTGCGCATAGCCGCAATTACCACAACGAAGAGAGCACTGCCGGTGTCCGAATCGAACGGACCTTTTCCCTGCCCATCACCAGATATAGAACTATCCTGGCGTCTGGAATCGAACCAGACTCTGTGCCTTGCTCGTCAATGCTCTCATCGTTGTGTCCCGGACTCTTCCCGGGGGTCACACCTTTTCGCCGCGCTGGTGGGGCGCACGTCGTGCCTGAAACACTTGGCTTGCACATTCCAGTTGTCCGGATAGCGCATGGAACTTCAAGGGAACTATCCGGGCTGCTAACGCTGCATGTGCCATACAACGGTCGTGAATATTGCCGTTCACAACTGGAAGCGCACTCCTTCAGTTACAAACCAGTCCCCACGACGGATGAAGATGGAATGCGCTTTCATGTTGTGTACGATTCATCTACCCCGGTCCGGCGGCGCCACCTCGCCGGGGCAGATGCAAAGGATCGTTACGCGATCATTCGGCTTGTTGGTATGGCCGGAAGTATCAAGTCCCGACATCGCGGATTCTGCTTCTCCGCCCCGATTTCACCCCCGCTATTGTTTAGCGCGCAAACCGAGAAAATCGCCTTCAACGCTGTCGGCTTTCGCCATGTTCGATCAGGAATCTTCGGGCGGGGCGCCGGCGACCAACCGGCACAACCCCTACAGTATTAATCCAGGTCTACTGGACCCCCGACGCCGTGGGTTAAACGGCTGCTGTATGTCGGGTGAGTTTCTGTTGCTGGTGGTCAATCCAGCTCCGCAACCCCTCCCGAAGACACCTGTTTCAAATCAAAACTTCAAATTACGCACCAGAGGGGCTGCCGTTGAGCCGCCTGACATTTGAACTCTGATACGGTTTACTGATGGTTTGCTACGTTCTTCGCCAGTAAAGCTATTGAATGTACACAGCCCCAGAACTAAACGAGGGACGCCGCGTAAAATTACAATTCCTCCTGCTTTTGGTAGCTTGCGGTATGCCTTGCGGCGTTGTGCTGAATTCATCTTGGTTGCCTCTCACCGTAAAGTAAGTGTGCTGATGAATGTAATATTAGAATGCTTACATTTTAAGTCAAGAGGAAAATGTAAGAAAGCTTACTTTTTGTGGCGGGGTAATAAAAAACCCGCGGATGCGGGTTCTGGGGCTTAGAGATCGATGATTATTTGCTTAACTATACCGATCAGTTTTGTATCTTGGTTCACCTCTATAGGCTTAAACGCCGGGTTTAGAGGTATGAGATAGGAAAATGGAGGGTCTATGGCGAGCTTTTTAATGGTCGCTTCACCACCAGTAACGGTTTGGGCTATCACAATTTTGCCATTTGCCTCATCAACAAAACCGTATTCTGGCTCGACAATGACAACCGAACCATCAGGAATGCTAAGCTCTTGGCTCGAAGTCATCGAGTGACCTTTAACACGTAATGCAAAAGCTGATTCAGATAGCTTCTTTGTAGTTTTAACCAGTTCGTTAGCTGGGTCGCCAATAACCTCGGTCCAGTTACCTGCCTGTACCCAAGATATAACAGGCACTTCTCTAACAGATATCAGGTTAATGTTGATACCGTTCTCGATATCGCCTGTACCGAAGATAAGCCATTCGGGAGAACATCTCAGGCACTGACATGCCAATACAAGATTCTCGCCTGATAACTTGGTGGAATCATTTTCCCATTGTGTAACCGCAGACGCGCTGACGCCGGCCCACTCAGCAACATCACGTTGCGTAAGTTTTTTCTGCTTACGTCTAAATCTTAATCTGCTGCCAACGGTATCCATAAAATCTCCTCCGGATTACACGTTAGCAATCTTACATTTTATTGACGTAAGTATGCTGTCGATATAGCATGTAAGTATGCTAACTTTATAGGGGAGGTAATCCATGTTGAAAGCTAAAGTCGTCACGTTCTATGGCGGTATATCTAAAACCGCTACAGCTCTGGGAGTGACCCATAGTGCTGTATGCCAGTGGGGAGATGTTATCCCCGAAAAACAAGCGCTCTACATTGAGCGGCTCACAGATGGAAGGCTGAAGTACGACGCTTCCCTCTATCACAAGAATATCAATCCAACGACTCAGCAGTAACCACAGACGCAGGGGGTAAGCCGTGGGTATAGAACCTGAATGGAAAGTAGAGAAGCAACCGGCATGGCTGGTGGCCGCTATCAAAAAAACGATCACTGATTTGGACGGTGGTTATGTGGAAGCAGCGGAATGGCTGGGTGTTACTGAAAACGCATTGTTTAACCGCTTACGTGCCGATGGAGATCAGATTTTTCCTCTCGGTTGGGCAATGGTCCTGCAGCGGGCTGGTGGGTCAAATCATATCGCCAATGCGATAGCACGCCACTCGAATGGGGTCTTTGTACCGCTGGCAGACATTGAGGACGTGGATAACGCCGATATTAACCAGCGCCTGATGGAGTCCATTGAGTGGATCGGCAGACATTCACAGTATCTGCGTAAAGCTACCGCAGATGGCGTTATTGACCAGGAAGAACGCGAACAGATCGAGGAGAACAGTTATCAGGTGATGGCGAAATGGCAGGAGCATTTGACATTACTTTTCCGGGTCTTTTGCCAGCCAGAAAAGAGTGACGCCCGCGAGTGTGCAGCTCCGGGCGTCGTGGCAGATAAATCAACGTGTATGGAGAAATGATCCGCATGAGCAATTTAATCGTAAATCTTCAATTACCGCAACTACGGATGTACCCGATCCCGGGTGTTTCGTCGTTTCGGTATGAGCGCATGGTATGCGGAAAGTGGGTCGCATGTAACCACAGTCGAGCACGTGGAGTTGTGGGGGTCTTTAACCGGAGGGCTAAGGCGTTATGCGAGATGTTAACCGGAAGTTTAAAGACCACTACGGCAAGCCCGTCAGAGTCATCCGCTGGGAACCTGAGACACATCGTGTCATCTACCTGCGGGAAGGCTATCCCCACGAGTGCTTTAGCCCGCTCGATCAGTTTCAACGCAAGTTCAGGGAAGTAGAGGGCAGCCATGAGCAGTAAATTACACGGCCTTGTATGGGAAGCATGTGCTTTCAAAGGCCTGATCATATCAGAAATAGCGGTCATGGCCCGCCTGGCAGACTTCAGCAACGATGAAGGCGTGTCCTGGCCTGCGGTGACCACTATACAGCGTCAGATCGGAGCAAAGAGCGAGAACACCGTTCGTAGTGCCATTAAGAAACTGCAGGCTAAAGGTTGGTTGATAAAGCAGGAAAGGCGCGTAGGTGGGAAGAACAATTCCAACGTTTACAAACTGAATGTTGAGATGCTGGAGCGAGCAGCAGTCGAAGCAAAAATTTACTATTCGACTCCAAAAGAGCAATCAAAATTTGATGCCTCAGAAATTGAGGGTTCAAAATTTGAAGGGTCAAAATCTGAGGCCTCAAATAATGGGTCTGCATCCCCTCAAATATTGAGGGAGGACCCCTCAATGGTTGAAGGCGATCCGTCATTAGATCCGTCATTAGATCCGTCATATAAAAAAACCTCTTGTCGGGTTCCTGCGGATCCCGACGATAAGCCGGATCCTGAAGTGGTTATTACCGATAACGCGATCGAAGTTCTGACCCACCTGAACCAGGTCAGTGGTTCCCGTTTTCAGACATCAAAATCATCCCTTGAAAACATCCGTGCCCGTCTACGCGACGGCCATGCTGTCAGTGACCTGAAACTGGTTATCGATCTGAAGCATGAACACTGGCATGAAAACGACGAGCAATACCAGTACATGCGACCTGAGACGCTTTTTGGCCCGAAAAAATTCGAAGGCTATCTGCAAAGCGCTATCCGCTGGGATGCTAAAGGACGGCCGCCGAGAGATTCATGGGACAAAAACAGGCCGCGGGATATCAATTCAGTTAGCCCGGTACAAAACACAATTCCAGCGGGGTTCCGGGGATGAAAATTATGAAAGCGGTATTCGAGTATATCGAGAAAAATCCTGGAAAAATGATGCGAGACATCGTTGCTGCCTTCCCTGATAGCAAACCCATGTCTGTGAAGAGCGCAGTTCATCGCCTGTATTACGAGGGGAAATTGGCGAGCGTCCAAATGCAGAGTGGATTCCTGTATCGCGTGGCAGGTAACCCAGAAGCAGATGACCAGATTCAATCTGACGATGTTTCTGAGGCAACTCGCCGGTTGGAACAGGTAGCAAGGAATCTGGAGCGCCAACGTTATTTCCGGCGTGCAGCGACTGTCTGGCAGCAACTGTGCGATTCAAATTGCAGCGTTAAAACCAGAGAACGCTATATGCGGATGAAAAATCAGTGTGTACGCAATGCGAAAATCCGGACAAATACTAGCGGAATTTCCATGCTGGCCGGTAATTACTGCGGAGGTGACCTGTGCTCCGATTAATTCGCGCTTTCCAACGTTGGCACTGCCTGCACAACTGGCGTCGTTGGTGGCAAGACGATGCATTATTCCGGCGTAAACATGCACTTCTGACAGCTGATTTGTTCAATTTTGAGCAGCGTTATCACTTTTTACGGCTAATGGTCTCAGCCGAACAGCAGAGGGGGAAACTGTGAATCTGGATACTCAAGAAATGGTGACGGTAGAAGAGCCAACAATCCCCCTGTACTGTCAGGCGCTTAATGATCTGCGCAAAATGCCTTTCCACAAACTGAAATGGGTCGGTGACCAGTGGCGCTCGCCGGATGAGCTGTACTGGGGTATCAACGCGCTATTTGGGCCGTTTGTCCTTGATCTGTTTGCCGAGGATGACAACGCCAAGTGCCCGGCCTGGTACACCTCTGAAATTAATGCGCTGACACAGAATTGGTCAGAGCGCCTGAAAGAACTCGGCGGCGCGGCCTTTGCAAATCCTCCCTATAGCCGATCTCAATATCATAAAAACCAGGCTGTCACTGGAATGCGAAACATCATGGCCCACACGTTAGCAATGCGTGAATTGGGCGGTCGGTATGTTTTCCTGATCAAGGCGGCGACTGGTGAAGTCTGGTGGCCAGAAGGCGCAGATCATATCGCATTTATCCGTGGCCGGATCAGCTTCGATCTGCCTGACTGGTATAGGCCGGAAAAAGGTCAGCCGTCGGAATCATCTGCTGGGTTTGGGGCGGCGGTTGCCGTGTTTGATAAAACCTGGCGAGGCGAGAGATTTAGTTATATCCACCGCTCTGACCTGGAAGCTAAAGGCCGGGCATTTATGAGACTGGCACAGTTTGCTGTTGGCAATATTCCAGCACAAGTAATGGCGCCGCCAGCGGCAGTAGAACCACCTGCAGCACCTGTGGAATTACCGGCAACGGAATCACGTATCTGGCCACTGGAAGTAGGGCTGTTGTTTCGACAGGTTGAAGGAGCCGAAGGTATGGAGTTGTCCCATCAAAACAAACTGAAAGCACATATTAACCAGCTCTGGCTTGAGCGTATGCCCACCAGTGAAATCATCGCTATTGCTGGTGGACTGGTTGAAAGCATGCAGGGGGTGAGCCATGCGTGAGTTGATTGTTGATAATTTCGCTGGCGGCGGCGGGGCATCTACCGGGATAGAAATGGCGATCGGCCGCAGCGTTGATATCGCCATTAACCACGACGAAAACGCTGTGGCCATGCACCGTACTAACCATCCTGACACATTGCACTATTGCGAGAGCGTATTTGACGTATTACCTGTAGCGGCCACCAGCGGAAAACCTGTAGGTCTCGCCTGGTTTTCGCCAGATTGCCGCCATTTCTCGAAGGCGAAAGGGGCGAAGCCTGTAGAGAAAGCGATCCGGGGGCTGGCGTGGATCGTCCTCCGTTGGGCGCTGGATGTGAGCCCGCGCGTTATGATGCTGGAGAACGTGGAGGAGTTCAAAACGTGGGGCCCGCTGCTGGCAGCAGAAATGCGGCCTGACCCGGCGCGTGTTGGCGAAACATTCCAGGCATTCGTCGGCATGCTGACAACCGGAATTCCTGCAGATCATCCCGCGCTGGTGGAGTGCTGCGAATTTCTGGAACTCTCGCCGGAAAGCAAGCAGGCACAGCGGCTGGTTGCCGGGCTTGGCTACGATCTGGATTGCCGTGAACTGCGTGCATCTGACCTCGGAACCCCGACCATCCGGAAAAGATTCTTCATGGTGATGCGTCGTGATGACCAGCCTATTGTCTGGCCCGAGGCTACACACGGGGATCCGAAATCTCCGGCGGTGCAGGCAGGCAAGCTAGCGCCGTTTCGCACCGCGGCGGAATGCATCGACTGGACTATTGCCGCGCGGTCGATATTCGACCGCAAAAAGCCGTTGGCAGAGAATACGCTCAAACGCATAGCCCGCGGCATTCAGCGCTTCGTTATCGACAGCGCGGATCCGTTCATTGTGAAATGCAACCACACAACCACCCGTGGCAAATACGACTGTTTTCGGGGGCAGGCATTGGCCGATCCTCTACAGACGATTACCAAAACTCATGGATACGCAATCGCGGTACCGCACCTGACAAAATTCCGCACAGGCGCCACTGGGCAGCCAGTTACCGATCCGGTGCCCACTGTGACCGCCGGCACGTCAAAACGCCCGGGCGGGAATGGTCACGCACTGGGAATCGTTGAAGCTGAGCTGGCGCCGTTTCTGGCCGGAAATGGCGGCAGCGAGTACCAGGCGAAGCCACGGCCACTGGATAAACCTGCGCACACCATCCTGAAAGAGTCCCGCGCCTGTCTGGTTGCGCCGGTCATTGCTCGCCAGTTTGGTGGCAGCATCGGCCACCGCGCAGACGAGCCCAGCGCGACGATTACCGCTGGCGGCGGAGGTAAATCGCAGCTGGTGGTGCCGACGTTGATTCAGATGGGTTACGGCGAACGCCCCGGGCAAGAACCGCGCGTGCTGCAGTTGAACAATCCTCTTGGCACTGTCACCGCCGGCGGTAATAAATTTGCGACGGTTAGCGCGTTCCTTGCGAAACACTACGGTGGGAACTATTCCGGGCCGGGCGTAGGGCTGGATGAGCCAGCGCATTCGGTGACGACGGTTGATCATCATTCACTGGTGACGGCTCAAGTTGTTGGTGTTGGTGGACGAGCAGGGCAGAGCCGTCCGCGTGATGTAAGCGAACCTCTGCAGACGATGACCACGAAAGCCGACGCGGCAATAGTCTCATCTCACCTGGTCAAATTGCGTGGAACCTGCCGCGACGGTCAGCGTGTTGACGAGCCGATGCCGACAGTCACCGCAGGCGGCCAGCATGTGGGAGAGGTTAAAACGACATTGGCGGTTGAGGACTACGACGAAGAGCGTGCACAGCAGGTGCTGGCGTTCCTGAAAGAGTATTGCGGACCGGATAGTACCGGCCTGGTGGAAATCGATGGTGTGACGTATCGCATCGTTGATATCGGGATGCGCATGCTGCAACCGCATGAGCTCTACCGCGCTCAGGGCTTCCCGGAGTGGTACATCATCGACCGGGACTACCGCGGCGTGAAGTACGCGAAGGACAAGCAAGTTGCGCGCTGTGGCAACGCTGTGCCGCCACCGTTCGCCGAAGCTCTTGTGAGGGCTAATTTGCCTGAGATGTGCGTAAACAAAGAGGAGCGGGCCGCATGATGAAGTTAACACTGAGGCAGCAGGAGGTTCTGAACCTCCTGATCGAATACCAGCGTAAACATGGTTTTCCCCCGACCACCTACGAACTGACCGGCATGCTGGGGTGCCGGTCCCCCAATGCGGCGGCAACCCACCTCAAGGCACTGGAGAGAAAGGGTGCCATCAAGATTACCCGCGGGGTTTCCCGCGGTATCAGCATCACTCCTTCGCTTTTAACCAGGGAGGTTTCAGTAAACCTCAACAGCATCGTAAAGGTAAAACTGAATGACAACGCCCTGAGATTTATGAAAGCCCAACACGACGAAAATCGTGCTCGCGCACCAGGAATATTTGGTGATTTTGTGCCGCCGGCGACAGACGACGATGGCTATTCAGCAATGACGCTTTGGAGTCTCATGTCTGACCTGGGGCAACTCTGCTATTGCGGTGGCGACGTGCCTTTCGAACTAAAAATGGTTCTGGAGGATTAATGAAATTTTTACTTCCATTCCCGCCCAGCGTGAATACCTATTGGCGATCCCCGAATAAGGGGCCCTCCAAAGGTAAACACCTTGTCAGCGCCGCAGGTCGTAAATTCAAGCATGCCGTACGCTCAGCGATCATCGAGCAACTGCGTGCAATACCCAAACCATCAACCGCGCCAGCAGCTGTAGAAATTATTCTTTATCCGCCAGATTACCGCAGACGCGATCTGGACAACTACAACAAGGCACTGCTTGATGCTTTGACTTATGCCGGTATTTGGGAGGATGACAACCAGGTTAAGAGGATGGCTATTGAATGGGGTGAAAACGTCAAGGGAGGGCGGGTAGAAATCACGATATCGGCGTATGAAAAAGCGCTGGATGTTTGTTCAGTGGTAGGTTGAAGTCTATGCAACTTAGCATTAATCTCAAGGTGTGCAAACGAAACGGGCGTGCAGGCCCTTCGTCACATAAAAATGTATGGAGAAAGCTATGACTAACCACGTCATGGGTGCTGCTGCATCCAATAATCACTCTTTTTTTGTCATCGATGGAATTTCTGTTCGTCGTGATGTCCTTGGTCGCTATTGCCTAAATGATCTCCATCGTGCGTCCGGTTCCCTTGACCGCCACAAGCCAGCATTCTGGCTGCGCAACGAACAAACTGCGCAATTGATAGGCGAGTTGCAAAATAGCAACTCGGATATATCAGAACCTGTAAGTGTCATCCGTGGAGGCAATGAGCAAGGCACATATGTTTGCCGTGAGTTGGTGTATGCCTACGCGATGTGGATCAGCGCTGTTTTTAATCTGAAGGTCATCAGAACGTTTGACGCGCTGCACACTGCCGGCGCTGCAACCGTCAATGCCGATCGCATCCAGGCTGGTGTGATCCTTCTGGAGTCAGCAGCCAAAATGCTCAATCTCTCCAATTCGTCAAAGCTCGGAGCGTATCAGAAGCTTCAGCTGGTGGCCGGGTTGCCTGATTTAATGCCCTCTTATGCCATTGATGCGCCAGCTGGCGCGCAGGACGGTTCAAGCAGGCCAACACTTTCTCTCAGCGCTTTACTTAAAGCTAATAACATCAGAATGACCGCGAACCAGGCTTATCACATTATGGCAGGCCACGGCATAGTCGAGCAGAAGGAGCGCCGCAGCCGAACGGGTATCAATGGAGTAAAAAGATTCTGGTCTGTTACGGCAAGAGGTTGCCTGTATGGGAAAAACATCACCAGCCCGGCAAATCCACGTGAGACGCAGCCGCACTTCTTCGAATCGAAGTTTACTGAGCTTTTGAAGCTACTTGGCATTGCCACGCAATAAGGGGATGAAAATGAGAATGACTCCCCCGCACCTGCAACCTGTTCTTTCCCGGGTTAAGCGTTTTGTTGAAAGGCAACCCGAGGGAGCCACGCTAACCCATCTGACACACAAAGTGGCGGCGTACAGTGGCCTCAATCGTAAAGACAAAGAGACGCTGATCGAAATTATCCGGGAAAGCGGGATGCTCTGCGTAATCGATGATGGAAGGTCTACAACCTTGCACCACCCGAAATATGGTCACAACTCTGTGGCGCCCGTTATGACACCTTCTCAGCCGACGATGGAATGCAAAATGAATAAACAGCTCGAAGCAACTCCGGAAGCATTACGTAAACATGCTGACGCCTTGATCAAAGCGGCAGAGGAAGCGGAGAAAAAAGCCGGGGATCGTGCAGAAATTAAGAAGCAGCTCGATCCCTTGAAGTTGGAAATTCTTCAGGCATACGGAATGGCCAGCAGGAAGTTTGACGAGTTCGTAGATGCAATGGCTGAAGTAGGAAAAGCCGTGCAGAAGCTTAAAGATCTGACCGTTTAGGGGGGATTGTGCGAGCGTTACTTACTCCAGAAATTGTGCCACGTCTTGGCGTTGTATTGTTTAAGCCAGGGCGAGAACTAATGCATCTTTTTGCTAACGGTCGTGTCCTGATAGAGCATCAGCCTGAAAGGATGAAAAACATTCCAACCGGCCGTATCCCTGATGCACGCCAGCCTCTTGTGGAACTTGATGTTCTTCGCTTTTTCATGAGGGATGAAAAAGTTATTAATGCTGCTGGCGGCATTAACGCGCTTGAGGCCTGGCTGATGCATAACGTTAAACAGTGCCAGTACCCGCATTCACATTATCATCACCATGAATTCGTCACTATGCGCCATCCTCCTGGCGCATTAGTTGTTTGCTGGCATTGTGATAACGAATTACGTGAGCAGACCACCGAAATGTTGTCAGAACTGGCTTATCAGAATCTGGTTCAGTGGGTGATTGAAACGGTGTTGATCAGCCTTGGATACAATAAGGAGCGCGAACTATCGATGGCGGAGCTCTGCTGGTGGGCTGTGAAATCCGGCATTGCTGACGCAATAACTGAGACGATGGCGCAACAGGCCTTAAGACTGCCTGAGGAGCCTTTCCTGTCTGTTTATAAGGATAGCGATATTGTCCCGTCATTTGCTGCCGGTGAAATCCTTCATGATCTTGTCGGGGGCATAGACCTGGCAGAAGCCAGTGTACTCATTGAGCAACCTCAGACTGAAAGTAAACCCGTTCTGAGGCTTAGTGTCGATCCGGACAGCCCCGAATCATTTATGCGTCGCCCAAAGCGCCGGCGCTGGACAAGCGAGGTATACACGCGTTGGGTTAAAACTCAGCCATGTGAATGCTGTAGGCAACCATCAGACGATCCACACCATATAATTGGGCATGGTCTGGGTGGAACCGCAACAAAGTCCCATGATCTCTTCGTGATACCGCTGTGCAGAGTGCATCACGATGAATTACATGCCGACGTCTCAGCATTCGAACAGAAATACGGCACTCAGTTAGAGCTATGGGCTCGTTTTCTGGATCGGGTAATGGGTATCGGTGTCATTGTAAAAGCTTAAGTGTATGGAGTATCGAGCATGAATATTGAATCAATTCCCAAATTTTTCGCGCCTAAAGGAATGCATATTTCCGATAGCGGTCGTGCAACCGCCAGCGAGCAACTAACTGTTACAGATGTAATGGCGGCTCTGGGGATGACGCAGGCAGAAGCAGGAATTGGCCTGTCAATGTTTTTGGGTAAGGCGGGAATTAGCGAACATGACAGAAAGGCATCCATCAGTTGGTTAGCTGAATATGCAAAATCAAAAGCCCCTCGATCGATAAGGAAGGCTGCAGGGAAAAAATTCCCTCTGTGCATGGTGATTATTGCGCGCTTTGCTTACAACGACTATGCCTCGTCTGCTGCTGACAGCGTAGATTGCCGAAAATGCTCTGGTACTGGCTTCATCAGAAAATCTACGATGGTGGAAAAAAGTCATTACACGATGAAATTGCCACAGTGGGCAAAAGACCTCAGGCAGTCACCTTCTGATTTTGAAGTAAAACGGCAGGTCGAAGATATCGATCATGTTCTTTGTTTTAAATGCGGCGGATCCGGGAAAATCAGCAAGCGGTGCCAGTGTGGCGGCACGGGGAAAACCCTGGACCGCAAAGAGTCAGAGTTGCAAGGAGTGCCAGTCTACAAAGTATGTAAACGCTGTGAAGGGCGTGGTTATAGTCGCCCTAAGTCATCAAATGCATACAGGGGCATGCTTTCTGAGCTTCCTGGTCTTCCAGAGCGTACCTGGCGATATAGCTGGAAACCGTTTTATGAAAGCCTGGTGACTAAATGCTTTGAGGAAGAGAGTTATACCGACTCGCAGCTTAAACGTGTGACGAAGGTGCCTTATCTGATAGATATTGCATAATTTAGCGACACGATACTTGCAAAGTTGCCGCTTTTGTGTAATTTTATCTATAACGATGGGCTTTGTATGTTCAACGTTGATTAACCCGCCGGTGAGCGGGTTTTTTTATTGGCTAAAATCGATAAAATCTGCTTCTATTTCAATTACTTCTTGCTGGAAACCGTCACCAGAGTTATCTGTATGTCACGCCACTTTTTTAAGGTAAAAGACATGCTAAATCAGCAAGATATGACGGAAACAGCTAAGGCTGTTTTTAATGAGTTAAGTGATAAACCGGCTACAGCTGGGGAAATTGCTCAGAATACTCACCTGACGCGCGAACGTTGCCAGTTGATACTGACGCAACTTGTGATGGCAGGCTTATCCGATTATCAGTTTGGTTGTTATAAGCGCCTCCAGTAATGGGGGCTTTTTGCTGTGAAAATGGGCGGCTGGTGGGTGTTGTAGCACCCGGCCAGCCATCAGCTCATGCTATCAGGTCACAAGCTAACCACGGCCCACTGCTTTAGCGCAAAAGCAAAGTGAGCCTATCAGAGTTACGCTTACTGATCTATGAAAAATACTGTAAAAATATCCAGTATTGAATTAATCAATGCTGATTGTCTGCAATACCTCCCATCGCTACCCGATAACTCCATTGATCTTATTGTTACCGATCCGCCTTACTTTAAGGTGAAGCCAAACGGCTGGGATAACCAATGGAAGGGGGACGAGGACTATTTACGTTGGCTGGATAGCTGTCTGGCACAGTTCTGGCGAGTGTTAAAACCTGCCGGCAGCATGTATCTGTTCTGTGGGCACCGCCTGGCAGCGGATATAGAGCTATTGGTGAGAGAGCGGTTTAACCTGCTCAACCATATCATCTGGGCTAAACCTTCGGGACGCTGGAACGGATGCAACAAAGAAAGCCTCCGGTCATATTTCCCGGCGACGGAACGTATCATTTTTGCCGACCATTACCAGGGGCCATACAGGCCGAAAGACGACGGATATGCCGCAAAGTGTAATGAGTTAAAGCAACACGTCATGACGCCTTTAATTTCTTACTTCCGTGATGCTCGGGAATCTCTTGGCGTGACGTCGGCCCAGATTGCAGAAGCCACAGGTAAGAGAAATATGGTTTCCCACTGGTTTGGCCTCAGTCAGTGGCAACTGCCTAACGAAGCCGATTATCTGAAGTTGCAGGCTCTGTTTCAAAAAATCGCCATTGATAAGCACTCACACAACGAACTGGGAAAACCTCACCACCAGCTTGTTGCTACCTGGCAATCGTTGAGCCGGAAATATTCTGAACTCCAGCAGGAGTATTACCGTTTACGGCGACCATTTAGCGTATCGGTCACGGTGCCATATACCGACGTCTGGACTCATAAGCCTGTTCAGTTTTATCCGGGTAAACACCCATGTGAAAAGCCTGCGGATATGCTGGAGCAGATAATCACAGCGAGTAGCCGCCCGGGTGATGTTGTAGCTGATTTCTTTTTTGGATCAGGTTCAACGCTCAAACAGGCTGCGCTTCTCGGGCGAAGGGGGCTAGGTGTCGAACTGGAAACCGAGCGATTTGAACAAACGGTCAGCGAAATGCGCAATTTGCTGGTTTAGCTCAGTTGGTAGAGCGCCTGCCTTGTAAGCAGGATGTCGGCGGTTCGATTCCGTCAACCAGCACCTTATACCAATGTGATGATTCTGCCGGTGTAATTCCGGCGGCGTCGGCTCCACGAAACGGAGCGCACAACAGGCAAGAGCATTCCCGCCACATGGCTGCTGAAACCCAAGCGCTAGGCGGACCACGGTGAAAGGTAATCCAACAAGTAGCCGCCGCGACTGGACGCGCCAAAACGCAGAATGCGGGGCATTGGTAGAAGAACGGAATGCTCTTTCCGTTGTGGTGATTAAAGCCCGGTATGAGTAATACGCAGGGGTAACTGTCAGGATGAGGACAGGAGGGAAACATCATCACTGCGATCTGAAAGGGTCGCCACCACAACCCTATCCCTTACCTTAGGGCTAAACCGGGCGGAAGCCGCCGGATAAACGTAACCGGCACTTAAATGGCAGCGGGGCCAGCGTCTGAAGCGAATCCCGATCACAATGCGTAACTTACATGTCCCAGCTGCGCGCAAAGTGACTTTAAAGCAGGGCCACAATTTGGATCTGCGCAAACTAATGTTGAGCGCTCCGTACCAGTAAGCGGAACAAAGCACGATTGTGGTGAAAGAACATATCGGTTAATCCCGGCCCATAAAGCAGCGATAAAAATTTTTCGATTGGCTTTAAGTGAGAGTTGGGCGCTCACCACCACACAACCATAGGCTCGCATTTGCGGGCCTTTTTCATATCTGCGCCCCGCCCGGCGCATAAAACCTGCAGAGCTTTTCGGGGTGAGCCTTTGGAATGGTCGTGTGACTGTTCTGCAGGGCGGCCACTCCGGGCGAAGGCTCACCTCAAAAGGAAGTCACATGAAAAAACTTATCATGGCCGCCATTGCGGTCGCTTCGCTGTGCCTGAGTAATGCCGCTTCGGCTGCTGAAGTCGTCATCACCACGGGTCAACAGGGTTTGACCTACAACGCGGTGTACGGCGTGAACCTGGCCAGCGCAATGAGTGAATATGGCTACAGTTCGACGGTGATCCCCAGCAAAGGGTCGCTGGACAATCTCGATAAGGTCGCCAGCGGTACCGCCCAAATTGGTTTCACCCAGGCTGATGCTTTTCAGTTCTGGCGCAGTCGCCATAGCAACGAAGCACAGAAGGTGGACATTATCGGCGAGTTGGCCGATGAGTGTATTTTTGTGGCGGTGAAGAAGGGCGGGAAGGTTAGTGATGAAGGAGATTTAAAGGCTGGTGTGAAAATCGCGGTCGGTGAGCCCACCAGCGGATCGTATGCATCCTGGCAATACCTGCAGGGGCTGGAAAAGGACTACGCCAAAGCCGAAACCTACGCGAAAGGCGGCGTGCGTTCTCTGGCTAAGGTCACTACCGGCGAATACGATGCTTTCCTCTGGGTATCTGCGCCGGACAGGTCGAATAAGTTTCTGGAGGCGGTTAACCAGGAAGGCAGCGGTCTGACGATGATCGACATGAACGGCTGGCACGTTGACGACAAGCTACCCAACGGGAAGCCGGTGTACGAGCTGAAAAAAGCGGTGACCGAGTCCGGCTGGCTTAGCGATTCAAAGGTGAAGGTTCCCTGCACTAAAACGCTGGTGGTCGCCAATACCGATGCCGGTGATGACATGCTCGAAACGGCATCCACCGTCCTGCTGAAAAACCTGAGCCGTGTTCTCGGCACAAACGGTAAATGATCATGTTGCGCAGGCTGTGTTTCTGGGCGCTGTTTGCTGTTCTGCTGCTCGTGACCTGGCGCCTGGCCGGCATGCTGATGGACATGGTGCTGTTGGCGGTTATCGTTTCCGCGCTGGTGGTGTGCCGGCGCTGGCCATTTAAAAGAAAACACTAATACTCTGCAAAAGGCATCCCCGGGTGCCTTTGACAAAGTAAGTGTTTAACTTCCTTTGATATATAATCTCCAGAATCACAAGAGGGGATTGTTCATGTCAAACTGGAACATTGCAGCAAAATCAAAAGAAGAGCAGGACAAGGTTAACGTCGATCTGGCTGCCAGTGGCGTTGCGTACAAAGAACGCATGAACATGCCTGTGGTAGCGGAGTTAGTGGCAAGAGAACAACCCGAGCATCTTCGCGAGTATTTTTGGGAAAGGTTGAATTTTTACCGACAGCAGAGCGAACAACTCCCGCGTGCTTCTGACCCGCGTTACATTGAGATGGCGGAGCAGAACGCCAAAAAATAGGTAGTAGATCAGCCCTGATAATTGGTTTTTCAAATCCCAGAATTCCGTCGCTGCAAATTTCTCAATTAATTTAGGGCCTGCCATCGTGCAGGCTTTTTTCATTCCCCTCGCTTATGAGAGGACTCACAGCAATAAGAGGGGGCTCAATGTCCGATCCTTTAACTGGTACCGGTCTGATTTTTGGAGGCGGGTTAATTGGTTCCATCGTGTATGGCGTTATCACTCATACCGATTTTGGTGTGGTATTTGGTGCTTTCGGTGGCGCGGTATTTTATGTGGCAACAACCGCAAATCTGACGCGAGGGAGGCAGATAGCCTACTTCATGACATCGTTTATTGTCGGTGTCCTGGCCGCTGGATTATTAGGCTCAAAATTTACTACATGGACAGGCTATACGGATCGTCCGCTTGATGCGCTCGGTGCGGTGGTGGCATCTGCTGTCACCATCAAGGTCCTGACTTTCATTAACAGCCAGGACTTGAGCAGCCTGTTCGGATTACTTTCCCGATTAAGGGGAGGAGGTTCGAGTGGTAATAAATGACCCGGCAGCGCTGGTCAATGCGGTGATATGTGCCGTTATTGTCTGCGCTTTGATGTTTTATCAACGTCGCGGTGCCAGGCATCGCCCTGGTATCTCCATTCTTGCTTACTTGCTGGTATTGATTTACGCGAGCATTCCTTTCCAATTTATCTTTGGTCTTTACGTACAGTCCCACTGGCTGGTGGTGCTGGCGAACATTCTTATCTGCGGCGCGGTTCTCTGGTTCAGGGGGAATGTGGCGCGCCTGGTTGATGCACTGAGGTATTGATGAACAAATCACAATTCCAGAAGGCGGCTAGTATTAGCGCCGGGTTAGCCGTGCGCTGGTTTCCGCATATTACAGCCGCGATGAAAGAGTTTGGCATCACTTCCGCTATCGACCAGGCAATGTTCATTGCTCAGTGCGGCCATGAAAGCCTCGGGTTTAACAGGGTAGTGGAGAATTTCAACTACAGCATCGCCGGGCTTGCTGATTTTGTTCGTTACGGCAGGTTAACGCAGGATCAGGCCAACTCCCTCGGGCGCAGCCAGTCGGAAAAAGTGTTACCTCTGGAGCGCCAGCGGGCTATCGCCAACATTGTCTATAGCAAGCGGTTGGGTAACAGCAGGGCAACTGATGGATGGGTTTATAGGGGGCGCGGACTAATTCAAATAACCGGACTTTCTAATTACCGGGACTGCGGAAACGGGCTGAAGGTTGATCTGGTGGCACAGCCAGAATTACTGGAGCAGTCCTCGTATGCGGCCCGTAGTGCAGCGTGGTTCTATGTCTCAAAAGGTTGCTTGAAATATCCGGGTGATCTTGTCCGGATCACGCAGATTATCAACGGCGGACAGAACGGCATCGATGACCGGCGCGCCCGCTTCCTGAAAGCAAAAGCGGTACTGGTGGTGTGATCATGGGAATCGAAGCTATCGCGGGGCTGGTGGTTGTCATCCTGGGTGCTATCGCTGGTGCGTTCGGCATTGGTCATTCACGCGGGACCAGTAAGGCAGAAGCCAAAGCCGATCAGCAGCGTACCGAAGAGAACGCCGCCGCCACCGTCGCCGCGGCAGAACGTAAGGCGGAAGTTGTGAAAGAGGCAAGCGATGTACAGGAAGACGTTAAGCGTATGGGCGATGACGATGTTGATCGCGAGCTGCGCGAAAGATTTACCCGCCCCGGTAGTCGTTGATACGGCCTGCAGCTGGGTGAGGGTCATCTACCTGACCGACCACGATATCGACGTGCTGGATAAGCAGACCAAGCGTGACATCCTGGCGCAAAACAAATCAGTGCAGGCTAACTGCCCGCAACTAACCGGCAGGGTTACGCGATGACCAAGGCAAAGAATATTGAATTTCGACTGAGCAAACTTGAGAAAGGGCCAGACGAGAACGTTCTGGCCATCATGGAGATAAGGTCGAGAGCTATTGCAGGTAGCTTGCTGAAGCAGATTTCCTGCCAGGCGTTGAAAGATCGATAATGTCAGTGAAGATTGCCTTGTAGGCTTTATTTAACTTCTCAACTGTTTTCGGGGTGATATCACTCGTAGGCGGCGCGTCGATACCATCCATTAATTCTATTTCAGCAAATTTTTTCAAAACCTGAAGGACACTCTCTTTTTGTTCTTCAGGCATCGTTTGCACAATAAAAGCAACAACGTTTCTCAGCGCCAGGAGTTGAGCATGAGTTACATAGTAATGATCGATCATATTTTCATTCCTGTTCTGTTGAGCTCGGCGATTTAACAGTATAGCGGAGAAATATTGCCCGCTACTCTGTGGCAACTTTCAATCGTGATGACTGGCAATAGCGGGACTTTTTATGCCCGGAACGGAGTATTTATGAAAGAACGAAAACTCGTAATTGAAATTGATGACAACGCCATTGATTCAGTCATCGAAAAGGTGCGCCTGCTCAAGGATGAACTGAGAAGCCTTAACCTGCCGATCAACATCTCTGTTGCAGTGCCGGCAGCATTAAAGCCGGAAGAGGAAAGGAACACGCAGGATGCCAGAAGCGTATTCCTTAGCAACCTTGATGCCGAAATTACTCAGGCTTGGTCATCATTGACAGAGCTTTTGAATATACGTCGCGACGCGACCTCCTCCGACTAGCTGCTGCCGCTGTTTTTAGTTCATTCACGGATTTTGTGAATTTAGCCCTCACGTTACTGGCGCTATCTGTTGGCAACTCGCTGAAGAGGCAGGATACAGCGATAGATAAGATCTCGGTCTCACCTTTGAGTGACTCCAGCTCCTCGACGATTTTCTGTAAAAGTTTCTGATTATCAACGGACATTAAAACGCTCCTTACTTTTTGTGTGAAAACTCAAAGATAAGCGAGCGTTACTTTTTGCAACATCCTGATATTCGATCAGTGCCGCCACCGTGCGGCATTTTTATTACCAGAAGTAGGAGAAGAAGCATGTTGACAGTAAAAGTGATGTCGCCTGGCGGCGGCGAAGAAATCCATAGCGGCCTGAGCGTTGGTTTCAACCCCAATCAGCAGAGTATCTCAGTGTCTGGAATGGACCAGAACGTGTTCCTGAAGCAGGGGGAGGTGGCCTATGTGATGAACGCAAACGGCAAGACCATTTCCCGTTACGAACACAGGGCCCAGCAGTAGGCATTACAGAAGCTCCTGAGCTAAGGGGCTTCGATAATGCTAAACCGAAGCATCTGCCTTAAGTGTTATAAAAAACCCCGTGGAGGAAATCCCAAAGCTACGGGGTGCTGTACAGCCAGCCAATGACTGATTGTAGCCACGAAGTTGGTTTATTTTCTACTGGTTGAGAATAAAACTGAGAGCCAGGAAGGCTTGAGAGTGGCTCATCCATAAGCTCACGGGTAGAACGGCAGACTTTGTCATGGCAGAGCAAAGTCATAAGTTAGTTTAGGTAACATTTCGGATATAACAAGCGTAGCGGGGCATTCCTAATAATGGAGCACCGCAGCTAAAGCATTACAGGAGCCATTCTGCCGAGTGGCTTCGATAAGCTCCCCACATCGCACAGAGGTAAAACATGGCAGAGATCACACCGGCAGAACAGATTCGACTGAATCTGCTTTCCACCCTGAACTACGACACCGCGGCCGCTGCTAAGGCGATTGAGTTCGTCCAGGATAGCCAGCTCAAATATCAGCTGTTCATCCAGCAGTACAGTCGCGTGACAACTGAATCCGAAGTGGTGGCGCGGACCATCAAAGCAGTTCAGGAGTCGACCGAGGCGCTGGCGCTGTTTGATACCATCGCAGAACAGGCGAGCTAAGGCATTACAGCAGGCACTCGCTGAGCGCCTGTGATAATGCTCAAGGAGCGATTACGTGAACAAAGAGCCCCGTATCTACGGCAGCAAGTGGGACCGAGAGCGTCTTATCTTCCTACGCGCGCACCCCTTGTGCGTCATGTGCCAGGAGCAAGGCAGGGTGACAGCGGCAACGGTGGTTGACCACATCATCCCGCACAAACTGAAAGAGGCTCTGCGCTCTGGTGACAGCCAGGAAATAGCGAAGGCGCAAAAGCTTTTCTGGAGCCGGAAGAACTGGCAAGGGCTGTGCAAGCAGCACCACGACTCAACGAAGCAGCGAATGGAGAAGCGTGGCACCGTGATCGGCTGCGATGAAAATGGGATGCCACTGGACCCGGCTTCTCATTGGTTTAAGTGATAACCATTATCAATACACTTAAAAGTTATTGTCATTTGAAATCATTAGCATTGAAATGATATCGATTCTCATCTGATTGGGAGGGGCGGGTCAAAAGTTCAAAACCTCGAACCTAAATGACCGCCGCCCATCCTTTTTGTACAAAACCGCGAAATGAAAAGATTTTTTCTGGGAGGTTCCGATGGCAGGACGACGCCCGAAACCGACCCATCTCAAAGTGGTCTCCGGCAACCCGGGTAAACGTAAACTCAACGATAAAGAACCGACTCCGGCGCGAGAAATTCCAAGCCCGCCGGCGCACCTGACCGACTGGGGAAAGGTTGCCTGGGGAAGGTTGACTGTTCTCCTTGACGGGATGGGGGTGCTAACGGTTGCCGACACCTTAGCCCTTGAACGGCTATGCGATATTTACGCTGATATCCTTCAGTTGCGCGACACCATCGCAGTAGAGGGAAGAACCTATACCGTCCAGACCGAGGGTGGTTTTCTTATCAAAGCTAACCCGGCCGTTTCGATGCTGGCCGATGCCGACCGCCGTTTTAAAAGTTACCTGGTTGAATTCGGTCTGACGCCAGCGGCAAGGACGAAGGTGAAAGTGAATGGCGAAGACTCCGAAGAGGACACGCTCGACAAGTTCTTCGGTTGATCCTGCAACCCAGTATGCGATGGATGTAACCTCGGGAAAAGAACTGGCTGGGCCTGACATCCGTAACTCATGCCAGCGCCATCTCAACGACCTGAAGTCATGCCATGCCCGTGGTCTGCACTGGGATGTCGAGGCGGCGCAACGCTCGATTGATTACTTTGCGAAAGTTCTGAAGCTAAACGGTGGCGATTTCGAAGGCGAGCCTTTCGTATTGCTGCCATGGCAGTGCTTCATCGTCGGTTCGATTTATGGCTGGAAAAAAGCCAGTGGTTTTCGCCGTTTCCGAATGGTTTACGTTGAATCAGGGAAAGGATCCGGAAAATCCCCTCTGTCTGCAGGAATAGGACTTTACTGTCTCACCGCCGATAAAGAAGCACGCGCAGAAGTTTATGCAGCTGCCACGAAGAAAGACCAGGCAATGGTCCTCTTCCGTGATGCGGTGGCCATGGTCGATCAGTCTCCAGCTCTTTCCGCGCGCATTCAGAAATCTGGCGGCGCCGGAAAAGAGTGGAACCTGGCTTTTCTTCAGACTGGTTCCTTTTTTCGCCCAATCAGTTCAGATGACGGGCAGTCCGGTCCACGACCGCATTGCGCCCTTATCGATGAAGTTCACGAGCATAAAAGCAATCAGGTTGTTGAAATGATGCGTGCCGGTACCAAAGGCCGCCGGCAGGCACTGATTTTCATGATCACCAACAGTGGACACGATAAAACCAGCGTCTGCTATGACTATCACGAATACGGTCGAAAGGTTTCTGCCGGTTCGATAGATGATGACAGCTTTTTTGCCTTCATCTGTTCTCTGGATGAAGGGGACGATCCTTTCAAGGATGAGTCCTGCTGGAAGAAAGCTAACCCTTCGCTGGGTCACACCTTTGAAGAAAGCTATCTTCGTGAGCAGGTGACTCAGGCCCGGGGGATGCCATCGAAAGAGAGCATCGTCAGACGTCTTAACTTCTGTCAGTGGGTTGATGCGGCTAATCCGTGGATGAGCAGTGATGTCTGGATGGGTTGTGAGGAGAGCTTTGATCCAGATGAACTGGAAGGTGAGGAATGCTATGGCGGTCTGGACCTGTCCGGATCGCGTGATTTGACTGCACTGGCATTGTTTTTTCCAAAACAACGTAAGTTGCTGGTGGAATTCTGGACCCCGAAAGATACGTTGCTGGAACGGGCGAAAACGGACCGGGTACCTTATGACGCCTGGGAGCGCGATGGTCACATCCACACCACACCTGGTAAAGCGGTGAAATACGGCTTTGTTGCCCAGCGAATTGCAGATCTGACTCAGAAGTTTGATATCAAGGCCATCGCCTTCGACCAGTATCGAATTAAATACCTTGAGCCGGAGTTAGAGGAAGCATCTGTTTCTGTTCCCTTAATTCCGCATGGGCAAGGGTATTACAAAGCGAAAGATTCCGGGTTGTGGATGCCTCACTCGATCGAATTGTTCGAGGAGTTGCTCGATGACAGCATCATTATCATCAGGACAAACCCTTGCCTACGCTGGAATGCAGCGTCAGCAGTGACGGAGGCTGATCAAAAAGAAAACCGAATTTTTGCCAAGAAAAAGAGTACAGGACGCATCGACGGCATTGTTGCGGGAGCTATGGCGATCGGTGCTTCCGAAGGATATGAGGATGATTCCGGCGATATTGACGACTTTTTCAGTAATCCCATCATAGTGTGAGTCACCATGAATAAAGAGAAGAAGCCTGGCCGGATTAAAAGTGTCGTTCGCCGGTGGCTCGGCGTACCCATTTCACTTACTGACGGTGAATTCTGGGCTGCCTATGCAGGCGGGCAGTCAGCTGCAGGTAAATCCGTTACGGTTGATAAAGCCCTGCAGTTGTCGGCGGTATGGTCATGCGTGAGATTATTATCCGAAACCATAGCAACGTTGCCTGTTGGTTTTTACGAAAAAACGGCTGATGGCCGCCAGAATGCAAATGAGCACCCGCTTTATGAGCTCCTCCATAATCAACCTAATGCTGACATGACCGCAGTCGAGTTCTGGGAAATGATCATGGCCAGCCTGCTTTTATGGGGGAATGCTTACGCGGAAATCGATCGTACCGGAAAGCGCATTACCTCCCTGGTACCTCTTCGTCCAGAAAGGATGAAGGTTGATTTAAGTAACAGTGGAGAGCCCATTTATACCTACCGCGACTGGCCTTCGGGTTTATCCCGAAACATTGATGAGCGAGACATTATGCACATCCGTGCCTTCAGCACTAATGGGGTCATGGGGTTGTCACCAATCAGTTATGCCAGGCAGACGCTAGGGCTGGCAATGGCAACAGATGAAGCCAGCGCAAAAGTCTTTAAAAACGGTATGCGGCCAAGCGGCGTTCTCTCGATGGATCAGATCCTGAAAAAAGAACAACGTGCGGAGGTGCGGGAAAGCATGGTCGAACAATTCGCAGGCTCCATGAACACAGGGAAAATGATGGTTCTTGAGGCGGGCATGAAGTTTCAACCTGTTGACCTCAACCCTGAAGATGCCCAGATGCTGCAGTCCAGAGCATTCAATATCGAAGAGATTTGTCGGTGGTTCAGAGTATGGCCGGGGTTGATTGGCCATAGTGCTCAGGGGCAGACGATGTGGGGGAGTGGAGTCGAACAGATGTTGATCGGATTTTTAACTTTTTCGCTTCGTCCGTGGCTAACCCGTATAGAGCAGGCGGTTCGTAAAAGTCTCCTGGCACCGGGGGAGAGAAATAAGTACTTCGCGGAGTTTTCGATCGAAGGCCTCTTACGCGCCGACAGCGCCGCTCGTGCCGCCTTTTACTCAACGATGACCCAGAACGGTCTGATGACCCGTAATGAAGCACGGCAAAAAGAAAACCTTCAGCCAAAACCAGGCGCTGATCAACTTACCGTTCAATCCAACCTGCTGCCGATCGATCAGCTTGGCAAGTCCGGCGACAGTGAATCGGCCAAAAACGCACTGCGGGAATGGCTTGGCATTAAATCAGAGGAGACGCCGGAATGTACCGGAAAAACGCAGCCATGAAAGTAAAGGCATTCAACTTCGATATTAAGGCCGTCAACGATGACGGCCTTTTTTCTGGATACGGTTCTGTCTTCGATGTTGTCGATAGTTACAACGAAGTCGTGGCGCCGGGTGCGTTCCTCGAAAGCATCGAGGAAACACGGGCGAAGGGGAGAACGTTCCCGGTTCTCTGGCAGCATCGCACCGGCGAACCCATCGGGAACTGGGACATCTCGACCCTGAAAGAAGATAAACATGGGCTTTTTGGTGAAGGGGCCCTGTGGCTTGAAGACGCGGCCTACGCGAAAACCGCCTGGCGGGGCATGAAAACCCGTGCCATTACAGGCCTTTCCATTGGCTATTACGTCCGTGAGTCAAATTACGATGAGAAAACCCGGATCCGCACCTTAACGAAGCTCGACCTAGTTGAAATCTCCATTGTTACCGTGCCGGCCAATGATGATGCGCGTATTGACGTCATTAAGTCGAAGCTGTCACACGGTGATCTTCCTTCCTTACCTGAATTTGAGAAGTTCCTGCGAGAGGCAGGTTTCTCGAAAAGTCAGTCCGCCGCGGTCGCCTCCCGCGGACTGTCCTATCTGCTTGACCGGAGTGAGTCCGGGGGCGAAGACGGCGAAACCAAAGCGGCTATTGCGGCGATGCGCCAGCAACTGAGCCAGTTTTCTCTCCCAAAAATTCTCTAAGGGATTTATATGTACCAGAAAAAATCGGCTGACGATCAGCCACAAAGTATTGGCGAAATCTCCTCCCAGCTCACCATGGTGATTGATCAGGTCAAAAACTTCGGCGAAGACGTGAAGAGAAAAATGGAGGCAGGAGAAACCGTTTCGCTGGAACTGAAACAAAGAACGGACGAAAGCATTAATCAGATGAACGAGCTGAAAGAACGTCTCACTGAGCTGGAGCAAAAAGGTGCACGCCGCCCGAACGATGCACCTGCACAGCGAAAATCGCTCGGTGAGCTGGTGGTCGAAAGTGAAGAGTTCAAAGGCATGGACAGTTCGGCCCGTAAGAGCATCCGCGTCAAGCTGGAACAGAAAGATATTATGAACGTGCCGGCGACTACGGGCACTGGCGTGAGCACAACCAACAGTCTGGTGGTCTCCGATCGTGTTCAGGGCATTATCGCACCACCGGAACGCACTCTGACCATCCGTAACCTGCTGATCCCCGGTAATACTGCATCCAACGGTATTGAATTCGTTCAGGAAACGGGGTTTACCAATAATGCTGCAGCTGTGGCGGAAGGTGCTCTGAAGCCAAAATCAGACATTAAGTTTGAGTTGAAAAGTGCACCGGTTCGTACCATTGCGCATTATTTTAAAGCGTCCCGTCAGATCCTGGACGATGCGCCCGGTCTGGCCAGTTATATCGATGGCCGTGCTCAGTATGGTCTTCGCTTTAAAGATGAGCAGCAGTTGCTGAGCGGCGATGGCACCGGCGCGAATATCCTCGGTATTCTGCCGCAGGCAACAGAATTTGCTCCAGCGCTTACCCTGTCCAACGCCACGCCGATCGACCGTCTTCGCCTGGCTGTTCTGCAGGCCGTTCTTGCAGAATATCCGGCGTCTGGTTTTGTACTGAACCCTATTGACTGGGCAGGCATCGAGTTAACCAAAGATAACGAAGGCCGCTACATCATTGCGCAGCCGGTCAATGGTGGTGTTCCACGGATCTGGGGTCTTCCTGTTGTGGAAACTCAGGCTATGGCGCAGAACAACTTCCTGACTGGAGCCTTCAACATGGCTGCGCAAATCTTCGATCGCATGGATATCGAAGTGCTGCTCTCCACTGAGAACGAAGATGACTTTATTAAAAACATGGTCACCATTCGTGCGGAAGAGCGTCTGGCGTTAGCAGTTTATCGTCCGGAAGCATTTGTCACCGGTAATGTAACCGCTTCTGGCGGCTGACAATTCAGGGCCGCTTAGCGGCCCTCTCTTTCTGAGGAGATTGTGATGGCCAGAAAAAATGTGGATGAACCGTCTGTATCCGACGGTAAAAATGCGGCGCCAGAACCCACTGAGGCCGGGACTATTCAGGTTCAGCCTGTCCGGCGTTTTATGGATGGGGATATTTTCAGGACGCCCACCGATGATCCTTTTCATGTCTCTCGCTTACGTGCTGCCGAGCTCAAAGGTAACGGGCTGGTGACGATAGTTGGTGAAGTCCCTGATAACAAAATGAACCGCGCCCCCGAAACCAAAGGGTAATGGTTATGACGGTAATCAACACTGAAACAGCCATGGAACATCTCAGGCTGGATGATGAAATCGATAAAACGATGGTGGAGGGGTATCTTGCCGCTGCGGAGGATGCTGCTATGCAGTTTCTTAACCGTCGCTTTTTTGCTGACCAGGCTGCTCTGGATAGTGCTGTTGAGAATGAAAGTGCCGGCGATCGTCCGCTTATCATCACGCCCTCCATTCAGAGCGCGGTTCTTCTTATAGTGGGCTGGTTGTATGAAAACCGCGGGGATGATCTGAGTCCTGATATCCCAGGACCCGCACGCTGGTTGCTGAATCCCTGGCGAATTCAAATGGGTGTTTAGCCGGAGGGGATGATGAAAATTGGACCAATGCGGCATCGGATCACCATCCGAAATTTTATTGCTACGCGAACACCGAGTGGTCAGCCAACAGAAGAGTGGTCTGACGGCGCCACTATCTGGGCAGAGGTAAAGGGAATCAGTGGACGAGAGAACCTGACAGCAGGAGCAGAAAGGGCAGATGCGACAGTTCGTGTCTGGGTTCGATATCGCAAAGATATTTCGGCATCATCGCGGCTTCTTGTCCTGAACGGCCCCTACAAAGGAGTGACATTGAATGTCACCGGGCCTCCGGTGCCAGATAGCAAAGGTACCCGGCTGGAAATTCTCTGCAAACAGGGGACCGAAAAATGATTGATGTGAATCTGGATTTTTCCGGCTTAGAGGATATCGCCCGAGACCTGCAAATCCTCAGCAAAGCCGAAAACAACAAAGTCCTCCGGGACTCTACTCGGGCCGGGGCTGAAGTCCTCCGGCAGGAAGTGATTGATCGGGCTCCTGAGCAAAGCGGAAAACTGAAGAAAAACGTTGTTGTCGTCACCCAGAAAAGCCGTCGCCGTGGGGAAATCGCATCGGGGGTGCATATTCGTGGCGTTAACCCGCGAACGGGGAACAGCGACAACACCATGAAGGCCAGCAACAAGCGGAATGCTTTCTACTGGCGCTTCGTGGAGCTGGGAACATATACGGCCCCGGCACATCCTTTTGTTCGCCCCGCTTTTGATACCCGACAGGAAGAGGCCGCAAAGGTAGCGATGGAGAGAATGAACAAGGCGATCGATGAGGTGCTGGCGAAATGACAGAGGATGATATCTATGACCTGCTGTCGCCGCTGGCAGACGGGAGGGTTTATCCGTATGTGGTGCCGCTGGGCGGCGATGGTCTTCCAGATGTTACCGCTCCTTACGTCATTTTCTCGATACCGACTGACGTATCCGGTGATGTGTTCTGTGGGCAGGCCGAATCGACGCTGCACATTCAGGTAGACGTGTGGGCAGAAACTAACGATGAGGCAAGGGCGTTGCGGCTTGAGGTCCTTGCCCGGCTTGAAGTGCTTTCTCCTACCGAGGTGACAAAAATCCCCGGCTACGACACTACAACTCACCTGCATCGGGCAACGCTTGAAATAACCGTCATTGCCTGACTGAAACCAATCCAACCTGACCGCCGCTGGCGGTTTTTTCATTTATGGAGGCTGCAATGTCAGCACTATTTGAACGCGCCCAAAAAACGGTAGTAATGATTACATCAGTGCCGGTCACTGCGGAAGAGCTGGCATCGGCGACCTGGCTCAACCTGAGTTGCACCATTAAACAGGCCAGCTTTACCGCTGGTCAGAAGAACGATATTGACGTGACAACGCTATGCTCAGAAGAAACGGAGAATATCAACGGGCTCCCGGCACCGTCTGAGATGTCTCTCTCCGGTAACTTCTACCGCAACCCGGCGCAGGATACGCTGCGTACTGCTTACGATAATGACGGCGTATACGGCTTTAAGGTTGTGTTCCCTTCCGGGAATGGCTTCCTGTTCCGCGCCGAAGTTCGTCAGCATACCTGGGATTCACAGACCAACGGTGTTGTTGCTGCAACATTCTCTCTGCGTCTGAAAGGTAAGCCCAGCAATATTGATTCGACAGGTATTCTGTCATTCATCAACGATCTTTCACCTTCGCTATCAGTAGCGGCAGGAAGCGCCCTGACAATGGGTGTGGTCATCCAGGGTGGCACTGCACCTTATACCTACGTCTGGAAAAAAGGTTCGTCAACCGTCAGCGGGCAGACCAGCGCAACGTTTAATAAGGCCAGTGCAGTTTCTGGTGATGCCGGAGTTTACTCCTGTGTAGTCACTGACTCTGCCACTCCGGCGAACGTTATCACCTCATCTGATTGCACCGTCACCATCAGTTAATGGAGCGCCGGGAAACCGGCGATAAACTTAATGTCAAAACAGAATCTTAAAGCGCTGGCACTGGCCCCGATGGCGGGTTTTCGTAAAAAAGAAGTCACCGTTCCGGAATGGGAAAACGCCAAAGTTATCATTCGTGAACCATCGGCTGAGGCCTGGATTCGCTGGCAGGGGATTGCCAGCCCGGAACAACCAAAACTACCGGAAGGGCAGGAAGCGCCAGAGGTGCCAGAACTGACCCCTTCAGAACGCGCGTTCCGCACGATGCGGGCAGATGTCACACTCTTCATTGATATTCTGCTGGATACCGACCTGAAGTACGTTTTCACCGTCGATGATACCGAACAGGTTGAAGCAATTTATGGCCCTGTCCATTCCCGGTTGCTGAAACAGGCGCTTGATCTCATTCGTGATGCGGATGATGCCAAAGCAAAGTAAAAATGCCTGGCATGCAGTTCCTGATGGCGCTGGCGCTCCGGATGGGCCGCACGCTGGGCGAACTGCGACAAACCATGACGGTTGGCGAATTCAGAATGTGGGCTGAATTCGACCGTATCAGCCCGATCGGTGATATCCGTGGCGATATTCTCAATGCCCAGCTGGTTTCAGCTATGTACGGGGCGCAGGGCGGTAAAGTCACCATCGAAGATGCTCAACTCAAGTGGAGCACAGAAGAGGATGAGGTAATCGACAGTGGCGATCCATTTGCCGGATTAGAGGCCGCTTTGCTCGCAGCATCGGAATAAAATTGAATCGTCTCCAGCCTCGCTTCAACGCGGGGCTTTTTTTTATCTGCAATTTAAAGCGCATTCGCGTGCGCATCTTCCAGCAAGAGCTTTCCGTAGTGTGAGTCTGAGACAGGGCGGTGGATTTCATCGTTCCGCTCTTGGCTGCCCATGTCTACGCGAACAGGCTCGCACCACAGAAAGGTAAATACGATGAAATATCCAACCGTATCAGTAAACGGCGTTTCCGTTCGTGTTGACGGTGAAGGTCGCTACAATCTCAACGATCTTCATGCAGCGGCTGTGGCGGAAGGCAAAGCCACCGAATCACAGCGGCCTGGTGAATTCCTCAAAACAAAGCAAGTAAGACGGTTTGTACAGGCCCTGAGCGATGCGAAGAAAATCGCATCGGTATTAACCATCAAAGGTGGTCCGCTTCAGGGGTCATGGGGACTCGAACTAATTGCCATCCGTTATGCTGCGTGGCTTAACCCATTATTCGAGATTAAGGTATACGAGACATTCCAGATGCTGATCCGTAATGGCTTTGATGCTATGGATCGCTTAAATAAAATTGACCATGTGATAAACACCGAAACCAAGGAAGTGAGTCAGTGCGCAAGCCGTATGGGAAAATGGGGATCTGGTGGTCGCAAACGCCTGCTTTTGGCAGCTCGCGCCCGTGTGGTCGATGAGGTTCAAATGTACCTGCCTGGTTTTGAGGCGTGAAAAACACAAATCCGTGGTTTTTGAATAGCGCACGGCGTGGGCTTTCATCGATACACGGCGACTAACTACAGCGATCCTTTTGCAGCCTTAGAGGCCGCTTTGTTTGCAGCGTCAGCTTGAATTAAACAACGATAGCTGAAGTCTTTCTTAACCAATGGTAGGATTTACTCATATCTTTACCAACAGGGGCGCTGTGTGAAAAAATTAATAGTTTTGGCATTATCCATTTTAGTGCTGGCCGGATGTAAGCCCGGCGAAGAAAAAGCAATAGATATTGCTAAAAAGGAAGTTGCTGCTGACATGAAAGATCCAGATAGTTCAAAGTTTCGCTATCTAAGGTTTGTAAAAGCAGGTGAAAAAGATGGACTGGTTGGCGGATTTGTTTGTGGTGAAATAAATTCAAAAAATAGCTACGGTGCCTATGCTGGTTATTCAAAGTTTCAGTTGGCTTTAACAATGAAATCGAAAGGTTTTTTCTCTAAAGGTGTAAGCTATACTATTGATGATAAGAAGATATACAAAACCCTCATTGGTCCTGATTTGGATTTTTATTATAAGGTATGCGGTCAGGATGAGTGATTGATTAAACTAATGAATTAAATTAAGAGCCTCGCACAAGCGGGGCTTTTTGTTTTTAGAGGAATAGCAATGGCAACCCTTCGCGAATTAATTATAAAAGTTTCAGCTAATTCTCAGTCCTTTCAGACTGAGATCGCTCGCGCCTCTCGCATGGGGTCCGATTATTATAAGACAATGCAAAGGGGGGGCCGGCAGGCGGCTGTTTCCGCACGCGAGACAAGACAGGCACTAGCCGAAGTATCTGCACAATTGTCAGAAACTAAAAACGCAGCTATGGGTATGGCTGGTGCGTTTGCCGGAGTTTTTGCGACTGGGCACCTAATCGCCCTTGCTGATGAGTGGAGTTCTGTGAATGCACGTTTAAAACAGGCGTCAACATCAACCGATGATTTCTCCAATTCCCAACGATTACTTATGGATATCAGCCAGAAAACAGGGACGGCGTTCAGTGATAACGCAGGTTTATTTGCTCGATCGGCAGCATCAATGCGTGAGTTTGGTTATTCCTCTGGCGATGTACTGAAAGTAACCGAGGCTATCAGCACGGGTCTTAAATTATCTGGGGCCAGCACGTCTGAGGCTAGTTCTGTTATCACGCAGTTCAGCCAGGCGTTAGCTCAGGGAGTATTGCGTGGAGAGGAGTTCAACTCTGTTAACGAAAACGGTGATCGAATCATCCGTGCTTTAGCGGCAGGTATGGGCGTTGCCCGTAAAGACCTCAAGGCGATGGCTGATAACGGACTGTTGACAATAGATAAAGTGATTCCGGCCATTACCGCTCAGTTGCGAGTGATGCAGGCTGAATTTGAATCAATGCCAAAAACGGTTTCAGGCTCAACTCAAAAGGTTGAAAATGCTTTTCTTGCTTGGGTTGGCGGTACAAACGATGCTTATGGTGCCTCTGCAGCGCTTGCTGGTGGGCTTGACTCCCTGGCAGAGAACATTGATACAGTAGCAATGGCAGCAGGGGCATTAACGGCGATTGGAGTTACCCGTTTTCTTGGTAACTGGACGTTGCAATTAAAGTCGCACACCGAAGAACTTATACGGGCCAGAGGTGCAGAAATTTCGAGTACAGCGGCCAAAATTGAGGGGGCAAATGCTTCGCTTGCACAGATCGAATCAGAAAAATCACTTCTCCTTTCAAATCAACGATCGCTCGTGGCTCAATTAGAATTGGCGCAGACTGAAAAACAACGTGCGACTATCAGAACACTTCTGGCCAAAAACTCAATGGATATGGTAAAGGCTAACAAAGCCGAGACCGCGACCGTTAATGAGCTATCAATGTCAAACCAGAGGCTGAATGCGCTAACCTCTGTTACAAGAACGGCATGGGCTGGCGTATCCTCCTTATTTGGTGGCATTCCAGGGATTTTGATGCTGGGGGCAGGCGCCTGGTATACCTGGTATCAGAACCAGGAACAGGCGCGTCAGTCTGCTATACAGTATGCCTCCACCCTTGATGAGGTGGTGGAAAAAGCGAAAGCCATGAGCGAAATTCAAATCAGAGGCTCTATTGCCGATTCTGGTGAATCCATTGACGCGCTCAAAGATAAGCTGGAGGACTTGAGGGATGCTCAAGCCGAGGCAGCTGCTGAAGTTCAGAAATATACGTCTCTCGCTCGACAAATGGGCGTTCAGAATGATCAAAATAATGGTTACGTACAGAACGCTGCTAAATATCAGCGGGAATATAACAAAATATCCCGCGATATTGCTGATACTACATCTCAATTAAACAATGCTGTAGATGCGCAAAATAATTTACAAACAGAATTAGCCTCAAAAGTTCAGGCATCGGCAGTTGCTTTTGATAAAATAAAAAACTCGATAATTGATGCGCTGAATGTTAATGAAGCAATGGCAACTTCGCTCTCAGTTACCATTCAATTCATGGACGAATTAAAAAAACGTTCTGGGAGCGGCCAGCCCCCAGCAGCTCAAACCAACACAGCTTACGATAATTTTATAAAGCAACAGAAGGAGAGTATAGCCCTCTCTCAAAAAGAAGGTGTTGAGCGGGCTAAGCTTAAAGCGCTTCAGGATGCCATCAAACAGGGAGCGGTTAGAACTGATAATAAAGGTAATATTTTACCAGGGCAGGATGAGCAGATCGCAGCTATTCAAGGTAATGCTGCTACAGACTTTAAACTTAACGAATCGCAAAAAAAACCTCGCGGAAAGTCAGAGGTAGAAAAAAATGAAGATGCATATACCCGTATTGTTAAACAACAAGAAGAACAGATTGCACTCGCCGGACAAAGCAATGAACTGGCAAAAGTAAAATATCAGATAGTTCATGGGGAGTTAGCCTCACTCGATCAAGCTAAAAAAGAAACCCTTCTGCACAATGCTGCACTTATCGATCAGAAAAACATTGCTGAACAGTTAAAAACGTTCCGTGAGGGGCTGGCTGACAGCAACGCTGCTGCACGCGACAGGGGGGATATTGATTTTCTTGGTGCCGGGATAGGGGAAAAGGCCCGCGACCGCATGAAGGAAATGGCGGATATTCGTACTGATTTTCTCAAACAGCAGCGGGACCTGCAGCGGGATTTCAGCAAAGGTCAGATTTCTGAGGACCTGTACAAACAGCAAACGGAAGCGCTACAGGCGGCGCTTACTGAACGGCTCCAGATTCAGGAAGACTACTACAAGAAAACCGATGAACAGCAGTCAGACTGGCGGGCTGGGATCAGCGATTCACTGATGAACTACGCCGATCAGGCTGCTGATCTCAGTTCAATGGCAGCATCAGCAACCAGCGAGATTCTCAATAACACCACGAACTCCATTTCCAACAACCTGACCAGTGTTCTGACTGGTGCGACCTCGTTCAAAGATGGGATGTCGAATATCTTCAGCTCTCTGGGTGAAACGGTGATTAAGACGCTGATCCAGATGGCAACACAGGCGTTAATCACCAAAGCGATTATGGCGTCGTTCGGCGGTGGTGCTGGTGGGATGTTCGGTAGTCTTTTTGGTGGAGCAAGTGGAGCTGCAAGTAGTGGAACTGCGCTGCAAAGCTTTGGATCGTCTTTTGCCTTTAATGCCCTCGGTGGTGTCTACGATTCGCCTTCACTTTCCGCATACAGCGGCGGTGTATACAGCACTCCGCAGTATTTTGCCTTTGCGAAAGGGGCTGGTGTGTTCGGTGAAGCTGGTCCGGAAGCAATTATGCCGCTGACCCGTGGGGCTGATGGTTCGCTGGGTGTTCGTGCGGTTGGTCGTGAGTCCCCTGCAGTACAGAGCGCAGCAAGCCAGATTCAGGCACAGCCACGGATAGCTGTCAGCGTGGACGCACGAAGCACCTTCACCGGCAAACCCGATGACATAACGATGCAGGCTGTAGAGCGAAGAAATGATGCTCTTGAACAGCGGATAGTTAACACCTTAACCGCCGAGGTAAATAACCCACAGAAGAAATTCGGCCGGGCTATTTACTCCAACCTACAGCCAAAAAAACCACGATAAACCAGCCCGGAGGGAAAGTTAATGGCGGATATTATCTATCCGGATGAGTACCTGCCTATGCCGCTGATGGACGGGTACGGTTTTAAGCCCATATCACCGATACTGCGAACGGAAATGACGTCCGGTCGCGCTCAGCAGCGAAGGCGATACACTTCAACACCGACCCAGGCATCAGTTAAATGGATTTTTAAGACTGATGCGCTGGCGCAGGTATTTGAGGCTTTTTTCAGGGATGCGCTTAAAGATGGTCAGTCATGGTTCTATCTGAAACTCCAGACTCCCATCGGGGTAAAGCCCTATAAAGCCAGGTTCGTGGATATTTACGAAGGGCCGACGCTGGTCGCGCCAAAATACTGGCAGTACAGCGCAACGCTGGAATTATGGGAACGACCGTTACCGCCGGTTGGATGGGGAAATTACCCGGAATGGCTCGCTGGTCAGTCGTTACTGGATATTGCGCTAAACAAAGAGTGGCCGAAGCATGACAATTCTTGAGCGGCTATATGCCAGCAGCGGTTCGGAGGTTATCCATGACACGCTGCAGATATCGGCTGGCGATGATAACTACTGGTTAACCAGCGGCTGGGATGACGTTTCCGTAACGTTGGAAAATGGTCAGCCGGCGACGTTTGAAGCCTGCGCGATAGAAATTGCACTGCCAGCGCGAAATGCGGACGGAACGCAGGATCTGAAATTCGCCCTGAGTAATATTGACGGTGTCGTTTCTGGAGCCATCGATAAAGTTCTGGATGAAATGAAATCAGCCACGCTGACATTCCGGCGGTACATTTCATCCGATCTGTCTGCCCCGGCATCATCACCGTATACGCTCGATATTAAATCCGGCTCCTGGACCCCGACAGCAGTACAGGTCACGGCAGGCTATATGAATATCCTCAAAACAGCCTGGCCCCGTAAACGTTACAACCTCGCAGAGCATCCTGGCTTACGTTACTAATCTGAGGCAAACATGTTTGACGCTGATAAATACCGTTCAGTCACCTGGCTGAAAGGCGGACGCGTATACCCGAAACTCGACTGTTTTGGCATTGTGAATGAAATCCGGCGTGATCTGGAGTTACCCCTCTGGCCTGACTTCGCTGGTGTAACCAAAGACGACGGCGGTCTCAATCGGGAGGCGAGAAAGTTGATGCTTTCGCTGAAGCGTTGCGAGCCCTGCGAAGGTGCTGGCGTGGCCTGCTATTCGGGCTCAACGGTTACGCATGTCGGGATCGTTGTCATGCTCGATAACCAGCTGCAGGTTGCGGAATGTAATCCAGGCTCGGGGGTTACGTTTCTGCCACTGGCGCGATTTATCCGCCGCTTTAACCGCGTGGAGTTCTGGCAATGACGATAAAGTTTTTTCCGTCCCGGTTGCCGGGTGAACCCCTGGAGACGTACGAACATGGCGCGATGACCCTGCATGAGTGGATGGCCAGGAATGTCCCGAGCTACTCGCAGGACAGAAAGCATCCTGTTGCGGTCGAACTGGACGGCCGGGCTGTTCCACCTGCGGAATGGCCACTATGTTTGCTGCGGCCAGACAGCGATGTGCGGATTTACCCGATCCCGTATGGAACCGGCCTGGAAATCGCCGTGTGGGTATCGGTTGCCGTATCTATTGCTTCTACGGCCTATGCGCTGTTTTTCGCCCCGAAACCAGAGCTGGGCGGGTTTTCGTCAGGCAATTCAGCATCACTGGACCTGAACCCGGCAAAAGCGAATACAGCTAAGCTTGGCGATCCTGTTCGTGAGGTATTCGGAAGAAACAGAATTTATCCGGATTACCTGGTGCAGCCGGTCACTCGCTTTGACCCCAATGATCCCACCCGGATGACGGTCGAAATGTTTGTGTGCCTCGGGTATGGACGTTTCTCTTACACCGGCGGTGATTTTCGGGTGGGTGAAACTCCTGCTCTGCCGTTAGGCGATGGCTTTTCTTATACCAGCTATGGTCCGGGCGATAACGTGGCGGGTGACCGTCGCAGCGAGGTCTGGTTCAACAGTACAGAAGTTGGCGGGACATCAAGCGGGTCAGGTCTGGATATGGCTCAGACTGCCCCTGAAGCCAGTGATATCGTTGCTGATGCCATGACCGTCAGCGGCGCCTCAGTCTCGTTTTCAGGTCTCGATGTCGACGATGACAACGATGATGATGAAGATGAGAACAAGCTGCCTCCTGGCTGGATTGAGGGTGCAATTGTCACTCTGAAAGCGCCGGTGAATTATCAGGTATCGATTGAGGATGGTTTTAACGTTCTGACAGGTGACGCCGTCGAAGAAGTGGCGCCATATAATGGTATGCCTGTAACGCTGACGTTTAGCGGTACCGATTATGATCTGCAGATTGCCACGTATACCCCTCACCAGGACGCCGTTCCGGGAACGGGTGGATCGACTGCAGCATTGCGCGCCAGTGCGTCGCCAGCCACGTATGATTTTACGACAACCAGCCAGACGTTTGCCCTGACCTGGCAGGGCGTCACCTATACCCTGTCCCTGGTTGCTGACTACGGCACAATGTCCGGTTTGCTGGCGGCGATTACCAGCGGGCTGACCGGATCGGGGTTGATTGCTCAGGATGACGGCGGCGTGATTCGTATCGTGGAAATCTCCAGCCCGTGGCGTGGCGGTTCCATTTCGTCATCATTCCTGCCCGCGTCAGTTTTTGGAGACAGCCCTGTGTTTACTGCCGGTACAGCATCCAGTGGCGGAAGCCCGGCGGTCACAGCCAGTGTCAGGCTGGCATACGATTCCGGTACCGCATTTTCTGGCCTGCCGGACGGCACGCAGCGGATTTCCCTGGCTCACCGTGGTAACGAATACCAGATAGCATCGACTGACGGATCGTCTGCGACCGTACAGAGAGTGGTTAACGGTGCCGTTGACAACACCTGGTCAGGTTTTCTGACCCGTACCGTCGTGGATTTTGCCGCGTCTGGTATTAACGATAATGAAACATGGCTCGGCCCCTTTCTGGCCTCCCCGCAAAATGAAGTTGTGGACGCCTTCGAGGTCAACTTTGCTTTCCCAAATGGAATTTGCGGATTCCAGAACAACGGGAATAAGCGGGTTCGCCATGTCGAGTATGAAATCCAGTACCGCGTATATGGTTCCGGATCAGGGTGGACGAGTAAGCAGGGGGTATACGCGCTTAAAAACGTTAATGGCCTCGGTTTTACAGAGCGTTTTGATCTGTCTTCTCCCGGGCTGGTGGAGGTTCGATGCCGCCGCCGCAACGAGCAGGGGAGCAACAACGCGAGAGACAGCATGTTCTGGCAGGCGCTCAGAGGTCGTTTGCTTTCCCGTCCGACTTCCTACGCAGGGATATCAACAATAGGGATCACGGTTGAAACCGGCGGCCAGCTGGCGGCGCAGTCAGACAAGCGTGTGAGTGTTGTCGCGACGCGAAACTATGATGGCGGTGGTGACAGGACAATCAGCGGGGCATTCCTGCATCTGGCCCGCAGTCTGGGTTATCGCGACGACCAGATCGACATTTCCACAATTAACATGCTTGAGGCTAACTACTGGACGCCACGAGGTGAGTATTTTGACCATCAGGCAAGCAGTGACAGCACGTCCGCAAAGGATATTTTCGATAAGATTGCTGAAGCAGGTATGGGGTATTTTCTGCTGTCTGACGGCTTACTTTCCGTCGGGCGTGAAGGGGTCAAAAGCTGGACCGGAATCATCACCCCCCAGGATACTGTCGAGGAAATGCAGACATCATTCAGGGTGCCTTCGGAGGACGATTTTGATGGTGTGGATGTGAAATACATCAATCCCGTTACCTGGGCGGAGGAGACCGTACAGTGCCGGACGCCTGAAAATCCGTTCCCCCGGAAAACGGAGGCTTACACCATCGATGTCGTCATGACTGCGGATCGTGCCTGGCGTATCGGGATGCGCCGATTAATGAAATATCTCCATCAACGCCGGACGTATACGGCCACAACTGCAATGCTGGGATGGTGCCATGATTTTGGTGACCACATCATTTTGTCCGACGACATTCGAACAGGGAAAACCCAAAGTTGCCTGATTGACGCAATGATATACGACTTCCAGGAAATTACGCTGCACGTTACAGAGCCACTGGACTGGAGCTACGCGAATCCTCGCTGCTGGATACAGTTTCAGAACGGTCGTCCATCGTCGCGGATGCTGACGCCGCAGCGGATAGATGATTTCACTCTTACCATACCTTACAACGACGATCTGCACCCGGAAGACTGGATTATGGACGACCCTGATATTGATCTACCGCGTTTGCTGTTCTGCGACAGTGAAAAAGGTGCCCGGCATGGGATAGTTCAGGAGGTCGCCCCCTCCGGTGACAGCAACTGTCAGATTACCGCGCCGGAATATAAAGAAATTTTCTACGCCTACGACGACGCCACATACCCCGGCGACGTCGCGTAATACCCCATAAAAACCCCTTATTAACTCTTTTCGCTCAAACCCTCGTTTGCGCGAAGCCTCTTTTTGGAGCAAAAAACATGGCTGCAGATGAACTGAATCCGCCGCTGGGTACGACGACGCCTGAAATCTTTTTGGATAACGTTAAGCGGGCCGATCGGTTAGTGAACGGTCCGGCTGGAACGGTTGACGATCGCGGCGGGGAACCGCTCGATACCTGGCGCCAGATGATGGCGAAGAATGATGAAATCCGGCAGAACATCATCCCGCTGAGTAAGCAGTACATGACGCTCGAGGCGGCCCAGGCGGATATCGCTAATATCCCGGAAGGTAGCTCGACGTATTACCGCAGCCCTGATGATAGCGCCCTGGCTATTGAGGTCATGAACGTCGCCGGGACTCTACAGGAAACCGGAAGGAAGATGATCTCAAAGGAGTATGTTGATGCGCTGAAAAAGCTTATCAATGTCTCATCGGATAACAATCTGACCTTTTTTAACGATGTCGATGATGCCACTGTCACAGTGCAGGATGATTTCGGAGATATGCACCTGGCGGGGATGCCTGGTTCTGTCCGGGACCGGCTGAAAACACTTCAGGCAAATAAGGCTCCGGCCATTCTCAGGCTGACGGATGCAGAAAAAGCTGCCTACGCCTCTGTTGATGAGTACGGGGATTTTTATTTGCCTGGCATGACAGAAAGTATTCAGCGCATGCTCAGGAAAAATAAAACTGATGTGGATCGTCTTCGTAAAAGAGGGATGATTCTTGATGCAAGGGATTGCGGCCTGAATGTAAAAACTGGAGAGGACTCTCAGCGAGCGTTACAGCGCGGGTATGACTGGCTGTCAGGAAACGGCGGAGGAAAGCTTTACACTCCCCCTGGTTATTTCAAGCTGGCGAAACCGGTCAATCCTCGTTCGGGCGTGGCTCTGTTGGGTGCTGGAGTGGGTGTTACAAACTTCCTGCCATTTGGGTATCTGGCCGCTTTTACGTATCAGGGGGCAGAGACCTACATTGAAAATATTCAGTTTACTGATTTTACAATTGACGGAGAAAACCAGCAGTTACACCCGGTGAACGGATATATACCCGATATAAAAGGTATATATCTCCAGTATTACCGGAATACTATTTTTGACCGCATAAAGATTCAGAACACGGGAGCCACTGGGCTTGGCGTGGATATGCCTGATAACGTTTCAATCATGCGTGTGGTTACGGAAAATTGTGGCCGACTCGGCCAGGTTGGTTCTTTGGGAGCTTCAGGCATTGGTCTGGGAACCGGGTACCTTGCCAGTGAACCGATTTATATCGGTCAGACCGTGAATAAGGGCAATAAAAATTACGGTATATTTTTCGAGCCACAACGTGGTGTCGGTGTGGCTCGCGACACTATTGCTATCGGGAATGTGTGTGAGTACAACCATGCGGGGATGGCCGACTGCGGCATAGATGGCCTCATCGCGATCGGTAATAACCTGCGTTTCAATGAATATGGGTTTAAAGGTTCTCCGGGAACAAACGGCGCGGGGAACCCCGGTAACCGTGGCATTCTGAAGGACAACCACATCAACGGTAATACTAAACACGGCATTTATCTTTATACGGATAAAGGGCTTGCTATAGAGGGGGAATACAATTATTCCGGTAACCGTATCGCTGATAATGAGCTCGACGGCATTCATGTTGAATATGCTCATACATCCGCGAAGTTACTGAACAGTAAGTTTGCGGATAATGATATTTATCGTAATGGTCGTCATGGTCTTAACTTTGTCAGCGGCAATCTGGTCAATGTTGACATTATGGATAACCGGCTCTGGAACAATGGACGTACAGAAGTGGGGGATGCCATCGCTGGCGCAGCGGATATGGTGAAATGCGGGATTACCGGCAATAAAATCCGTGACACGCAGGACACTGCAACTCAGCGATACCCGGTTAATCTCTCCGGAGCACTGACAGATACCGATATCTCATTCAACCATTGTGTTGGAAATGCCCAGAACACCTTAAATCTTACCGGCACACAAACCCGAGTTACCACGATCAACAACCCAGGGATTGCATAATGGCGACTATCGTACAAAGTAATATGAAGTTTAAAGGTGATGTGAAATTACCTTCAGTTAATGCCCCTCTACCGGATGGCGCTAATTTATTCGCTGATTTCTCCACCGGTCGGTATGTCATAAAACATGCCAGCGGTAACGTCATCCGTTCTGCAGCCCTGACAGATATTCTGTCATTCTCATGTGCCAGCGTAAGAAGCTACGTTGGCTCGTCCGGCCTTATCGAATACCTCCAGGCAAATGAACCTGCCATAGAATATCATCCGTTATCTCTGGAGTGTCTTGGATTAAGAACTGAATATTCGAGCACAAACCGCCTGGCGTGGTCACAGGATTTTTCACAGTCTGCCACCTGGTCATCCGGAGGGCTGACGGTAACACCGGGTGACAGTACGGCGCCTGACGGGAATACCACGGCAACCCGACTTGCCGAGACCGCAAACGGGACATCGACAGTAAGAACGTTACTGGCTGCGACGACCAGCGATGCGGTGGTAGGATCGCCTTATACCTTCAGTATTTTCGCGAAGGCAAATACGGCGGGGGTTATTCAGCTTGCGGCACAGGGGGCCCTGGCAGCAACCGCATTCGCTAACTTTGACCTTAAAAACGGCAAGATTGGCAAAGTCTCTCCGGGTTCTGCAACCGTCGGCATGCTCCAGGTCACAATGGAGCCTTATCGTAATGGCTGGTACCGCCTGTCAATAACCATTACACCGGCTTCGGCAGCATCGCCTTTATTTACTGTCGCCCTGGTAAATGATGATTCCAGCGCGACAGCGGTTCCGTCATACCTTCCTTCCACGCCTAAATCACTCTGGGTGTGGGGGGCGCAGGCTGAGCGCCGGGATGGTTATTCATCTTATATTCCGACTGCAGGAACAGAAGTGATGCGCGCGAGTGAGGTGTGCACAACGCCGTCAACCACGGCCTTTATCACGTCTGCCGCTGCTACGGTGCTGGTTTCAGTGGTTCATCCCCATAGCCTGCAGTCGTTAAGTGGGAAATATAACTCTCTGGCCTGTGCTGTCGTTCTGGACAACAGCGCCTCAGGTGCACATATCCGTTTCGCATACCGGCCGCCAGCGCCGGGAACCGCCGTGGGGACGCCTCAGGGGGCTGCAGTGGGTGTAATTCCGGATTCCTCAGGCACAGCGCAAAACCTTGAGATTCCGGGTATGGCGGCGGTTCGCGATAGTGAGCAGTCCTGCATCTTTAATTTTGATGCTGCAGCCTTAACGACACGACTTTTTGATGGCTATAACTGGTATTCCCGTTCGGTGACTGCTTTTCCACCGGTGCTTTCACGTCTGTGTATTGGACGCTCAAACATGGATGCGAATAATTATTTCAACGGACATATCAGAAAAATAATTTACTGGCCTGCTGCGCTGGGTGATGAAGAAATGGAGGAGATTATTTCTTATGAGTAAGCTAATTCACGGGCTTACAGATATTGTGGCTGTCAGTGACGGCGACAGCCACAATCTATAACTAGGAGAGTGAATTAAACTGAGATACTAATTCAGCTTCCACTAACGTGACCGGGTAATACACCAGGCGTTTGAGATATGTATTGGAAACCGCTGAGGGTGTCGTTCTCGCTCGCCCGATCATCAGCCGGTTCAGTTGTGTTGATACCAATGGCGTTCCGCTGTATCTGTTAATGCCGTCAAATACACGCATATCGCCGTTGATAAATGAACTGATAAAGGACTGATGGCCGTTTCGTACCTGGCCGAGACGTTTTACTTCAACCGTAACTTCAGAACTGCCGACAATTTTCGCAGCGGCCGCCAGGTTCTGATTGGTGATACTGTTACTGATTCTGCGGTTCAGAAAACTGACATATTCAGCGACACTGTCATTATCAAGACAGACAATTGCCTGCCCGGCGTTATAGGCGCCGCTCATTGCCTGTAAACTGGCGGGCATATTGTAATCAGCAAAAATTGCCCCGCGGTCAGCAGCAATAAAATCCAGATCGGTACGAACGGTGCAGACCTCATCAGGCCGGGTTACAGTTGCGCCAGCTGTCGGGATGTATGGCGTAACACCGTCCCAGTTTTCAATCTGCGCCCCCCAGATGTAAACACCCTTCCCTGAACCTGTATAGGCTGGCAACGCAGCGGCTGATGTCACGTCATTCACAAGCGCCAGTGTGAACTGCGGGGAGGCTGTGCCCGCAGGGGTAATGGTAATACTCAGACGGTACCAGCCATTTTTATATTTCCGCATGCTTGTCTGCAGGATGCCGGACGAGCTACGGGTTCTCAAGCCGTTGACCAAATCGAAGTTTGCAAACTTCGTCGTTGTTAATGCACCCTGAGCGACCAGCTGGATAACACTCGCGGTATTCGCTTTCGCAAAAATACTGAATGTGACAGGACTTCCCACGGTGGGGGCCGGAGTGGAATTTTCCTGCATAAAGTGCACAGTATCAGCGCTGTCAGTGCTTTCATTGAAGGGTGATGCAGAGACGTTACCATCAGGTGCGATTGTTTTGGCGGCCGTGGTGGACACGCCCGATTTTGTCCAGGTCGTGCCAGAAAAGTTTTCACTGTTGGCCGCAAGGTTAGTTACCCCTGCAGCAACGCGAAGCCCCAGGCACTCACCAGTAATCGGATCATATTCGATCGCAGCTTCACCGGACGCAAGATACTCTATCAGGCCGCTTTTGTTAACGCGGGTAGTTTCTGATGCGCGAGTAAAGGTTACCACGTCAGCCAGACGGCGGGAGCGAATGGCATTACCCGTTGTTCTGCCGAGGGCAATATAAAGCTCTTTCTCAAAGTCCAGGTAAAGGCTGGCCAGTTTCGGCATCGGGGCCTGCGGGGAAGGAAGTGCGGCAGCATCGCCCTGATAAGTTTTATTGCTCTTGATTTGAGTTGCCATTGTCAGATTCCTGGATTGTTCAGAGTGGTGACGCGGGTTTGCGTGCCGGTCAGATTTAGTGTGTTCTGCGCGTTACCCACGCAGTGGTTAAATGAAATATCGACATCGGTAAGCGTACCGCTGGCATAAACAGGATATTGCTGAGTAGGCGTAGACTGGATGTCGCGAATTTTATTTGCGCTGAACGAGCTGATCTTAACTTCTGAGGCCAGATTAATTCCGTTCCCGGAAGCGGTCAGGCCGTTATTCCAGAAGCGGTTGTTTACCACATCCATATTGATGGCCGTCCCGTCTTCCAGGTTCAGACCATGCCGTCCGTTTCGATAAACGTCATTCCCCTGGATAAACATGCTGCGGACTTCCTGGCCTGGCGCTTTGAGGTTAATTCCATCTTCGCCATTATCACGGATGGTATTGCTGTCAATCTGGTATTCGCCGTCTCGCTGCTCAGTCGTGCTGTTGTAATAGACGCCATGTTTAGCATTTTTGGCGATAATATTGCACTGCAGACGCCCGCGCGAACCGGGATATGCCAGCACAGTTCCCGGACTGATAATCACGCCATAATTATTTTCTGAGAAGTTGTTATTGGTAGCGATCATGCCATCAACACCACAATCACCCAGGCCAGCGTTATTCCCTGTACATGTGTTGCCGGTGACTATCGTGTGTTCAGAGCTGTAAGGCGCATTTGTTCCATGCTGTTTCTCAAGGAAGATGCCGAAGTTCTTCCCGTTGCGGCAGAAGTTGCCAGCAACATACAGTGGCTCGCTCTGCGTACCGCCAGCCCCTAATCCGAGACCAGATGCCCCCGCAGGGTTATCGTTACCCGACGGCGCTAGCCGACCAAAGTTCTCCACCACGCATTCAGTAATCGCGGAATCGCGCGCAAAGTCGATGCCGATCCCCGTAGCGCCAGAGTTTCGCACGCGCAGGCGGTGCAGGTGGCCGCGGCGGTAGAAGTTAAAATACAGCCCCTTAGTCCTGGGGAGATAACCCTCATCCGGCAACACCTGGTCCTGACAATCCACCTCAAAATCGGAATACACAAAATCCGTCAGTTCCGGGATGGGGTTCGTCGGTGATGTGGTGAACTGGAGCGCCGAATATGAGCCATACGGCATCAGGATTGTTTTGCCGGTACCGGCGCCAATAATCGATACGTTCGGCGCGGGCGTGAGGAAAGAACTCAGCCGGTATACTCCTGGCGGCAAGTAAATCACACCACCATACGGATTACGGGCCATGTCCCGGATTGCGCGCTGAATCACCTGTCGTGCATCTTCCTGGCTGTTCGGGTCCCATCCATAGTCCTTGATACTGGTGAGAAACCGGCTATCTGCCTGCTGCTGCACGCGCCGGGAAAGACTGTTCAGCATATTGTTGACGGATGTCGGAATCCCCGGAAGGTTGAGTCCGCCCAGCTCATCAATATAGCCATATGCCGCCTTATCGGCCGCACTCAGCGTATTGAGAAACGGCCCGGGAACAGGCTGAACCTGAGCCAGAAGGTCCTGCAAAGTGAAGTCAGACAGAGGGATGCGAATTTTCCCTTCAGCATCGGTGATGATAAGCTGTAGACCGTCTTTATCTGTTGCAGAATGCAGGTTGCCAGTTGTGTCTTTTCCACTTCGCGACGCCATCTCCTGAATGCTTTCGTCCATCCCCGCCAGATAATTATCACCGGTCTCTGTTTTTACTTCCGTAACCTTTCCATCAGATGAAACTGTCCGTACGAGACCAGAATCATCGGTCATGCCCAGCAATTTAGTAATTTCTGCAGATGCAACTGATGCAACAATGACTGCCATACCTGCGCTGTTTTTATAATAATTAAATCCGACAACGTTACCTTCCCCCTGAGGAACGCGGAAATACTGACCATCAGTCGTGCCAGCGATGCCTGCGGGTTCGTCCGGGAAAGTGAAGCTCGCAGTATCAAGAGAGGTAATGATGTCGTCCAGTTGCTCTACGCGTGTCTGGTTTTGTTCCATTATCAAACGCCAGGAGTCCAGAGGATCCCCACCACGATCGGGAACGTCGGCGGCGGGGCCGTTCACCAGTTCATCGAGACGTTTGGCATTACCGACCAACACCTCGGGAGACGTGCTCCCCAACGGCGGATTAAAGGCCATATTTTTTGCTCCAAAAAAGGCGTTCGCGCAAACGAGGGTTTGAGCGAAAGACCGGAGCTTTTTACAATCAGCTATTTCAAAGGGTTACATCATGCTGATTGGTTACGCCAGGGTGTCAACCGGGGATCAAAACCTCGATTTACAGAAAAATGCGCTGATCCGCGCAGAATGTGAGCTGATTTTCGAAGATACGGCCAGCGGAAAGAATGCCAGACGACCAGGGTTAAAGCGTGCGCTGCGGCGGCTGCGACCGGGTGATGTGCTGGTGGTCTGGAAACTGGATCGGCTGGGGCGAAGCGTGCGTGACCTGATCACTCTGGTATCAGAGCTGCAGGCGCGCGGGGTGAATTTCCGAAGCTTGACTGACAGCATCGATACCAGTACGCCAGCAGGACGTTTTTTCTTCCACGTCATGAGTGCACTGGCGGAAATGGAAAGAGAGCTGATCGTCGAGCGTACCCGCGCCGGTTTAGCAGCGGCAAGGGAGCAGGGGCGCATCGGTGGCCGCCGCCGGATAATGACCACAGAAGTTGTGGATCGTTGCCGACGGATGTTGGAGAAAGGGGCTACTCGGCAGCAGGTCGCGGATGTGATAGGGATCAGTGAGAAGACTGTATATAAATATTTCCCATCAGAAAGTGGCGTACCTAAGAAGTCATGAACGAATCAGCCCAACCCCAGATATCGCTGCTTAACTCTATTGCATGAGATATGGCAGGACCATAGTCCTTATAAATTAATGTTGTGGCTGGAAACCAGCCACTTTTCGTTGATTCAAGAAGCATATAGCCATCTTCTCGAACTTTTATAATAGCGAAGGACCGTAACTCGAAATCAGGCAGTGGTAACTTCCTCTCCTCGGGGAAGTAGATCCTTACCCCTGAAAGTATGGCGCTGTTGCAACTGATCATTCTTTTACCAGCCATAGATCTGCTTCTTCAAACATCTCCTCAAGCATGCGGTTTAGCCGTTCTTTATCATGTTTGCTGGCGTCTGAGTTAAGAGCATTTGCCTGCATAGGTTTTACCTTAACTTCTGCATCAGGAAAAATTCTGTGCACCCGCTTTGTTAACTCATTGAGAATGATAGAACGAGCATTAGCCAAACCTTCAACATTGCGCTTGTCATATACGAGTTCAACAAACATTTTTTCGATCCTCTTTACTGTGTTTATATACAGTATATATACTGTGATTATGTACAGTGTCAAGAAAGAGGAGTAAAACCGTGGGCTTTCCATCTCCAGCAGCAGATTATGAAGAAATGCGTATTTCGCTTGACGAAAAATTCATTAAGCATCCAGCTGCAACGTATTTTATGCGGGCGGCAAACACTTGTTATCGTGCGGGTATTTTACAAGGGGCTCTTCTGGTCATTGATGCTTCACTTAAGCCATGTGATGGCACTTTGCTTGTATGTGCAATGGAAGGGGAGTTCAGAGTAAAGCGCTACCGGCTGGTGCCAAAACCTCATCTTGAGGACTTGTCATCTGGGCGAAAGGAAGCGCTTCCGGGGGAAGAGGAGAATTGCCCGCCGGCAGTATTTGGAGTGATCACATACATAATCAATGATGCGCGGTCAGGGGAGTTCGACGACTGCCCTGTTATATAATTTTAAGGCGTTTCAATCCGTAATCACCTTAACACTACCCATTATAAAAACCAGCCATAGGTGGCTGGTTTAGTTGGTTTTTTGGTCGGCAAGTGAGGTTGAGCCTCTTCCCGGAAATCTGAGATAAGTTAGGCCTGTACCAACGCTTCGGATTCTGTGAGTGAGGTCTGATAGCGCTGTACTGTTTCAGCAAAGGCTTGCGCGGCATCTGCATTTGATACCATATATTCCTCAGTTAACCCAGTTTGGGAATGGAAAGTAATATTTCCATAAATGCAAATTGGGATTTGGTAGTTATCTTTAAATCGACGGTCTGGCGATCCATTCTTATTCGTTTTCGCCCAAGTATGGCCATCTATACGTGTATCCTTGGGAACACCGTCTTCCTCTTGAAATCTCCGATGTTCCGCACTGATTTGTAATTCGCGTATATCAATCAGAGCGAATGCCCCATCAACACGTGGTATGACTGCAACTCCAGGATAAAGCAATATATCGTCGCCATTGACATTTTCAAACCGCATCGCACGACCTGTAAATTGAATGAGATCTGTTGAGCTGTAGTCAAAGGTAACAGGATGACGATCCACAGATCGAGTTGCTAACGTTCTTTCGGCAAACTGGTCTGTCGCTTTGTCAGCAGTGATATCCCATTTTTTGTTGCTAGATTTTAACATATCGAATGCACGGACCATTGCTGCATATGCGCGCTGTGAAGTGTCACTGCTCTCGAAGGTAATGGCTATTTTTGTGCTGTCTTCCCATGATAACAGGCGAGATATCTCAGCTTGCGTTACGGGGAGTTCAGTCTCAAGTTCTGCGATGCGACGTTTGTAAAACCAACGAAGTAGACTTGATTTGCGCCGAACCAACTCGTTCTTTTGTTTTGATTCTTCAGCAAGAGCTTCTTGTAGATCTGCTTTTATCTCTGCACTTTGTTCTCGTGCTTTAGCAATCAAATCCCGTAAAGGTAAAAGGGAGGAGCTTGTCAGGACTTCTACCGAAGCGCTGGAAATTTCATTCATGCCAGCCATGGGCATGTATATTTTAGCGTTCGATGGAGTGTTGCTTGGAAATGATTCCGTCGACCCAAAATGAGGTTCTGTCGAGGACGGAATTAATGGATTCGTAACTGAGTGGCAATCATCATAGGGCAGGGTAGGTGTAGTATAAGATAAGCCTGTACCCGGGAGTCCCACAGTCGCCCTGAGTCCTTTTTTCCCAACATTGACAGTTGCACCAGGTACCCCGATGCTTGCGCTTATTCCACGCTTTCCAATGTTGAGCCTCACACCAGGAAATAGAGTAAAGGTTTGTCTGAAACGAAGAGACAT